ACTGATATTAAACCAATAACCAATGCGCTGGAAAAGGTTATGCAACTTACCGGTGTAACTTTTGAATGGAACCGTGCTAAATACCCTAATCGACACTTTGCTAAAGGGCGTCAAATCGGGCTCATCGCGCAATGGGTTGAACCAATCGTGCCGGAGGTTGTAACAACCGATGATAGTGGTTACAAAGCGCTTGATTACTCCAAACTAACGGCACTGCTGATAAATGCAGTAAAAGAACAACAGCTGCAAATTGACAACATTGTATCTTTGGGAAAGAATAAGGGAATATCGGTCTCAGGTGATATAAAGACAGAGGGAACAGTAACAGCAAAAACCGCAAGCTTTGATACGCTAAAAGTTAATAATGAGCCTGTTTTCCCAACGAGTGGCTGGGGACCAAGAAGCCAAGAAATTGGAAAAACTTCTACCGGAGTCCCATTATATTATCGACCATTAACAATAAATGGTGTTACTGTAAACGTTGTTGTAACCAACTAAAAGTATGTGTAATTTATATAGAGATATAATGTTAAACAAAAAAATAGGAGTAAATTAAATGAAACGTGCAATATTCATAGCTGCATCAGTACTTTTGATGAGCCTCAGCACAAGTGCATTCGCACAGACGAAGCCAGAGCGTAACGTATCCCCAATTCAGGAGAAGATACAGGCTTTACGAATGCAGTACCAAAAGAATGATTCGCTGATAACCGCTTATAAGGCAGAGATTACAAAGCTTGAGAACCAGAACCAGCAAATAGCGGGCTATTTCCAAGCAATTCAGGATATACAGACACTGAGTGCAGTGCCCAGTGCGGTCGATTCAACAAAAGAAAAGAAATAACAACAAAAGAGAGGAGTAAACGGTAGTGTTTAAGCAGCTATTCGCCAGTTGGAAAGTCTGGGGTCACGGCCTGTTACTTGCAGTACTTGGAGCAATGGCATCACTTCTATTGCCTATACTGCAAGCGGGTACATTTCCTGGATTTTCTCAGTTACAAATGATGCTCGCTGTGGGATTAGCAGCGGCAGCAACGTATTTCTTAAAAGTCTTGGCAACACAGGGTGCTCCAAATGGTACGCCATTGTTTAGTCTTGGATTATCAGATCTTTTATTTATGCTATTCCAGACGATAGTAAGCGGTGTGCTAATGTCACTTGTGCCTATTCTTAAGAGTGGAAGATTTCCTACATCGGCAGAACTGAAAACGATATCAGTTGCTGCGGTACTCAACGGCGCCGCATACCTTCTTAAGAACTTCTTCACGAATTCTCAGGGCGTCATTGCCCCCGAACCTTCGAAGCAGTGAGTCAACACCCTCTTCATACCACTGTAGTTACAAAATAGCTACAGTGGTATTCTATTTAACGGCGACGTCTGTGCATCATTTTTATTTCTTTTAGGGTCTCTTTGACATCTCTTGACTCGCTCTGCTTGTCATCAGCTGTTTTATTCGGCTCATCGATTATAACAGGTTCGATACCTTTGAGTACGTAGCCGAATTGGGGATGCTTTACAATTTCACCTTGTTTTTCCAGATATTGTACAGTATTTGCAAAGTCCTCGTCAGCGACATCCCTATTACCCTTTTCGGCTCTTAAATAGTATAGGCAATTATTGGCCAGCATAGTAGGCTTACCTTCGGCTTTGCGTAGAAATTCAATGATAAATTTGCGCGTTTTCTTAAATATCGGCTTTGAAACCATAACACCTCTCCTTTTGTTAAACACTCTTAAATTACATAGAATAGTTTGAAGAGATCTTCACAACGTGCAATCTATTAATATACACGTATGAGTATTACAAGTAAACCGGCAGCAGATGCCATAGCAAATGGTGTTGTATCCACACTCAAATCGCAGGGGATAAAAGTATCAGATTCTTTTGCGGCACAATTGCCCTGCGTTGTCAGTGTGTTAATGACGTTAACACAGAGTACGCGAAATGCGTTGTCAAATGTATTACATGCGTACTTAGTACAACTCCAGATTATTAAACAGGCCATCTTAGCACAAGCGCAGTTGCAAGAGTCAAAAATTCTTAAGTATAACACAGTAATAGGAGCAATTAACGAAATTCTTGCTCCCATTGAACAATTAATGCAGATTGTGCCAATCGATGGAATTGCTGGTGATCTCAGGTCGATGGAATGCAAAAGCTTCTTCTTAAACAGTTTATTCGATTCGATCTCAATACAAATGCCACCCTGGGTTGCAGAGACGCTACAGAAGCTTGGGCTTGAACAGGAATTCGATTTTTCTGGCGTTACAAGCTATCGTGAGTTTAAGACGCAATTGGAAGATATTGTTTTCAAGGTACAAAAGTTAACTTCAGTAAACAATCTAATAAAAAACCAGAATAGTTGGGTTGACGATAAGATTGCTACAATTTCTGCTTATATAGAAGCGATTAAAACATTAGAGCTACCTTCATAACAGAGGAGTTGATCATTTGGATATAGCTTCGACCGTTGTATGCACGCACATATTAGGAGTACCTCCTACTGCATATACGCAAGACAAGTGCCCTCGATGTAAGGGAACAGGGATTTATTACGGTGTTGCGGTTGACGGCAGCAGCGGAGATGTAGAGACTGTCACAGGAGTTAATGAGTTGATGCAACAGCTACAAAAGATATTTCTTACAAGGCGGAGGCCTAGTGGCTACGGATTTGACTACAGTTTGTTAACAAAAGTATCGCCGGCAGCTCTCGCCGCTATAAAGGCGGAGGTGCAAAGGTGTATTTCTTATCTTCAGCAGTTGCAGCAAGATAGTGCGCGGCGTGGTTATTATACACCCACTGATGCGCGAATAGCAGGGATTTATTACTTACAAGTTGGAGCAGATAGCACCGATCCGCGTAGAGTAAATATATCTGTTGGTGTTATGACACAATCAGCGCTAAAGCGAGTCTATAATAGTGCCCCTACAGTGGGAGGTGCGGAAGCGGAGAGTACACAACAGTTACAGGCAAGAATAGCAGCGAAGAGGTTAGGGACTGCGTTAGATACTCTTGATGGCTTAACAACATTTGTTTCAACTGATGATCGTGTGATAAGTACATACATTGTTGGCAATGGGCAGTCACCAAGAGACTACTATGGCGCGATCGATATTTATGTACAAGGCAGTACGTTAACAACAGTTACCGATGTTGTACCCGTCTTTACAAATCCTTATTATTTTAAATCTCAGCCCGTTGTAGATATTGTTTCTGTTATTTCAAGTGTAAGTGGTACGTTACCAAACAGTTCATACCAGCTCAATCGCGATCAAGCAGCTTATGCAGGCTCGGTTATGGGGCTGGATTCAATTACGTTTTCGACAGGCAACCTCGGATCCCTTTTCATTACCTACCAATACAACAGCTTAATATCAGATCTTCAAAACAATTTAAACCAGTTACAGTTGCAAAACTGCTCAGTTTTAGTGCATGCTGCGGTAGAGGTATTAATAGATATTACTGTGAGCATAAGAATTGCCTCTGGCTTTACTCAAGACACAGTAGCTTCGAATGTGCGAACGGCTCTTAGCAACTATATATCTTCATTAACAATCGGAACTGTTGTTAAGCAATCGGCTCTTGAGGAAATCATCCTCAATACGGCGGGAGTTACAGACTGCAAAACACCGCTTACGCTCGTGAGTGATGACGGTACAATTCCACCTGATAGTTTCAATAATCTGAACCTCCCGCCGATGGCTTATCCTGTTGCAAATACAATAACTGTTAATGTAGTGGTGTAAGTATAATGCTGACGTCTTCAAGTGCGTTTCTTCCTACTGGCGGACAGATTTATTCTTTACCTCCAGATGACCTGATTGTCGCACAGATGCTCGACGCATTGGATGCGAGTTATTATCCTACACAGATTGTTAGCTCCACTGTTTTTGATATCTTTGAGATGTATGCGCAACAGCTCGCCACTGCTTCGACGCTTACTCGGCAGGCTTGGCTCGATATAGCTTTACAAAGCGTCGAAACAACTCCTGTTGCCAATCGTTCAACCTCAAAGCTGTATGACAATTTCGCTTGGTATTTTCAACTGCAAAAGATTCCGGTGCAGTATTATGATCAATACAATAGTGGGGCTACTTTAAATAGCTACAGGCAGCAGTTGAGGTTGCTCTATGAAGCTGATTTTGCAGGAACTGTAAAGCAAGCAATCCAGAGAGTAGGCCAAGCCTATACTGGTATGAGTCCCATAATAATACAACCTGAATTAGACCGAAATTACTGGAACTTAACAGTATTGAGTGGTAATATTGTTGCGCTCGGCCCTGACTATCTTGTCTCCGATACATATATCCCGAATTTTGGTTATAAGATTCCTTGTGATGTAACTAATTTTACAACCGCGACTCGATTTGTTATTTCTTATTCGAGACTCAGCGTTGATACTGAGGTTATAAGCAACAAACACAAGTATAGTGCAATTACTATTTTCCAACCAGCCATAAGTACCATCACCGGCTCATTGCAACCGCTTTATGCTAGCTCGATTAACAAAGTGTTGCGAGGAGATATTTACACAAATATCTTTTTTATACAAGATTATGTCTTTTCAAGACCAAGTAGTTCATCTTCTGTCTACGTATTTGCAAGTGGCGGCTACATAACAACGGATACTACAAATTATGGTCCAGGCCAATATCTTTATGATCCTGCACAAACATTACAATTACCAAGTAATTACAAATCGCTAGACTGGTACTTGGATTGGCTTGTTCTCACTCGAAATAGCAGTTCGTATACGATGCAGCTCAGAAGCTATGCTAACGCTTCGATACCATCAACTGTATATTATATGGATTACAATCCACAGGAGATCCCTTATATAACAATGCCGGCCTCTACTACATCAGGCGCGCACTGGTTATTTACTAATTCGGGAAGTATTTTTGATGTCACTCCAAACAAAAATACTTTGAGTTATATAAGCGGTGGAAAAGCTGCTTACGGTCACGCGCGAAGGGCTAGAGACTTTGCAGCGACATTTAATAGCTCTTCCGTATATTCCGCTTCAGTTAATTTTGGTCTTATGCCTTATATAGGAGGCCAATTCTGGTTATACGGAGTTGATTCAGGTTTGCCAACCACTACGAAATGGATGTATAAGATGTGCGCTGTGGCAGATAATACCTTTTCTCTGTCGTCGTCAGGATTGATGCTTCTTATTGATGCCTCGCAGAAGCAGTTTAGTTTAACAGTAAACTCGGGTACGACTCAGTTACTTTATCTCAGTACGCCTGCTGGAGGTCCTCCTTCAATATTCGACGAACTCCCAAGCCGATATCATCAAATCGCATTTACTGTAACCGCAAATGAAAGTTATTTATATATCGATGGGGCAATTGTTGCTTCAGGAAGCGGGGTTACGTTACCGAGTTTAACTTCAACTACAGCGATTATGGCGATAACAGGTAGCGCGATTACAATGGACGAGGCACTTGTTGCCAACTACTTCTTAACTCCTTTACAGGCGCAACAGGATTTCCAACAATACAAACCAAGGCTTACGAGTCTTTGCATTCCATCTTCTAGTGTTGAGCAGTATTGGCAGTATCGCTTATTAGGAAATATATCAGCTAGTGCGGAACTGGAGTTTCATCAGTTTTCAATGATAGGATTATCAGACCAGATGCTGTATCAGTTCGGCGTAAATGGTGTGTATAATACACAAAGACTACCAGTATTTCCGAGATAATAGATGACTAATGAAAAATTAACAGTTGAAGAATTATTAAGACCAGCTTACACAGTCAAATTTGACCGTTCATTGTTTATGTCGTTTGATAAGAAGATTATGCAGGCACTTGCATCAGCCTTGAAGTCTGAGTTTGCTGACGATGATTCGGAGTTTAATACGTTTTTATCAAGTGATGCTGCAAAAGGTAGACTTAACGACGATAATGAAGGCGTCCCATCCTTAGCGTTTGAGAACGATGATACTGATACAGTACCAAAAGAGGACAAACTCGCTCTCTTCTTTGAAATCTTTGGAAAACCAGGAGATACATACGATGTATACAGTCCTGATACAAATACATTGTTTGATTCTACTGTCGAGAAGCGTAAAGAACTTTATGGAATTCCAGTAAAAGTAGTCTATGTAAACGACTCTAAAATATATTTTAATCTATTAGAGGTGTAAAGAATGAACAGAAGTGCGTTTTTTGATACTCAAGATGTTGTAAGCGACGATCTAAATAATCTCGCCTCCGCATCCAATCAAGAATTTCAACAGAGATCGGTTGCAATTCTTGCTAATAACGGCGGAATATTCGGAGATCCGAGCCGAGCTAACGATCCAACAAAAAACTGCTATGTTTCCCTATTATCGCTCACACAGATAACCGTCGCTCCAGGAATAGCACAAGACGCGAGCGGTAATTTCATAACCGTACCGAGTATGGTTACGATGACAGTGGGAGGTTCTGGTTCCGACTCGACGTGGTCGTGGCTTAATCCACAACCAGGAACTTTCTACGTAAAATTATCTTACCAAGAAACCTCCGGCGCTATAAAAACAGATATAACCGGATCTTTTCACCCGACGCGTTATTATGAAAGTTACTTTATTTCTGTTGATACCAATTCAGCAACCTCCTCCTCTCAAATACTGTTGGCTTCAGGCTCTTTCAATGGTACGGAGATTACGAATGTATGGGATGCGAGAGTGTATGCGAAAGTACGTACAACAGCCGATGCTGTTGTGCTCGATCCTTCTCTTACTCCAACTTCTCTTACTGGATTTGAAAAGACTGTACAAGCGCATGTAAACGCAACAGGCTCAGGGACCCCTGCTTCTAACAATCCGCACGGATTAACTCTTGCGGATCTCGGCTATACTCCTGGCGATGTAGTAAAGCACATAGAGGAGTCACATGTTCCTGGTATAGTCCCGCTCACTCTCTCCTCCGCAACATTTAATAGTTATTCCGCATCTGTTACTCCCCGATCAGGAACTACAAGTGCTTCTATATCATTTGCTCCTCCAACAGGGGCTGTATTAGTTGTTGGCGGGAATGTTTACACATCCTCATTACCGCCGGTTTCATTAAACCCTCCAATTTCTGGATCCTATTCTGGCACTGTGTATGCGCTAGCGTGTGCCTCAGGCCCGAATATTACTACTATACTGGATCTCGCATCCAATTATCCAAACATTCAAACCGCCCCGTTTCTGTATCCGAATTTGTATCTTTTAGCTTCTGCATCGTTTAGTGGTGCAGATATAGTTTCAGGATCGCTTGCTGATTATCGAAGATTCTTCACAATATCTCCAGAGATAATACGAGCCGATCTAGCGGAAGATACTGCGACTTCCGTTTCTGTAACAGGTAGCTTACTTGACAACCTGAAGCATATTCGTAATCAGCTTGGTAAGGCTATAAATGGAATTCCCACGAGCTGGAGTTCTTCAACTCCCCCGTTAACAGCAGGCTCAAGCTCAAATGCTGATCAGTATCATACACATACCCAGTCTTTTGGAAGTACCTTCACTCTCATACAGAACAGCTCTTCGGACTTCGCAGGCGAGTTTAGAATACAACGAGGTACGTCCTCGTATCTGGGAGAATACGCAAGTTTGTATTGGGATCCAACAAATCAACGCTTCGCTCTTTATTCTGTGTCACCTTCATCGGTTGGTGCTTCTCCAGTCCTTAGTCCGTTGTGGGTGCAGTCACTTTACGTAGGCACAAACATTCTTCCTCTAACAGATAATCTGTTAGCAAATACTAATCGGGCTCTAGCTTCAGCCTCAACTAATGTAACCTACACAAATTTAAACACTCTTACAGCTGGTTCTTTAAGCGATGCGACCAGTCTACACTCGCACAAACCGGAAGCGCTGCTGGGGGTAGCCGGTTCTGTTAATGCAACTAGTTTAAACACCCTTACAGCTGGACCAACAAGTAATGCAAAAGACTTGCATTCTCACAACTTGGAAGATCTGATAAATGTAAAAGGTACGGGTAGCATTAACGTTGGTAATTTAAGTACTCTTACAGCAGGTTCGTCAAGTAATGCGGATGCGTTGCACACACATGCGTTCCCCCCACTTTCAAGGGTTCAGTTAACATCGATGTCATGGCAAACTTCGAATGCAACCAATACCTATATTTATACCGGATCAACCCCAGCCTTTTTGCACATAAGAGGAGTCTCTTCCGTTGTTAGTGCAGGAACATTGGAACTTGCAATTACTTATAACGGCGGTCTTAGTAGTATATTTGATGAGCAAGATTTGGTTACCCCCCCTGGTGGTGGTGTAACCTACTTTAATTTTTCACAAATTCTTCCGCCGAACAGCACTTTTAAGGTAGTTATAATGTCCCTTTCAGGAGGTTCACTGACAGGCGCCAATATGACGGCGGAGATATACTATTAATTCTACCAACCTTCTCAGTTAAGCCAACAGCTACTCTTACACGGAGTAGCTGTATTTCCAATTGTCACTCTTTTGATAGGCTTTTACATTAAAGGGATGTATACTTTCATAGTTTTCAACAGATACGGCCCAAGCAGTTATTTTTGGTTCTCCATTAAGATATAATGTAAGATCCCGCGCGATGTCTTCTACAAATTTAGCATTATTATAGCCCATCTCTGTTACAGCACGCTCATCGGGGCGCTTCAATAAAGGATAGACGGGAGCTGAGAATCGTTCTTCAACTGCAGCAACTAAATCCTCTATCCATATTTTTTCAGTGGACACGATCTGTAAACAGACCTTACTACGCTGGTTATGAGCGCCCATACCTACCTTATTAGCGACACCGCTCTCAAGAATCGTGTCTTTATATTTTTCTGGTAATAAGTCGGGCTGATTTTCGAGAAGGGACATCTCTCGACTGCATGGACAAACACTGGCCCCGATTACTTCAACTCCAAGAACAAATGTGTATTCATCTCCTTTTAGAATACCAGTAAATGAGCACCTGTAACGCTGTGGCGCTATTAATTTTGTAGCTGGAGTTTCTTTGGGGATAAAGTAATCAAAATCAAATCTGGCATAAGCATCTGTACTATTTAATTTCGTTTGCAATAATTTAAGCAGAGTTGGAAGTGTTTCTGGTGAGAGAACAGAGTCTGAAGCTTCGATAACGCTTTGGGTCAGTCTTGACATGTTTATACCTTTGTATTCTTTCGGCAGCCCAACAAAGAGCTTCACGGTAGCAGATACCTTTTCTCTCGCTCCCGTTCCTTTTCGCTCTACCATAAGCGGATAGTGTAGTCCGACTATACCGACTCTTTGAATATCGACTCCTCTTGTATCATTTTGGTTTTGTACATCGGGTAGTTCTTGCATTTTTCACTCCATTGTTTTTAGTTCTGTAAGAAAGATTTTATAAATTAAAATCAACTTTTTATACTCGTTGTCAAGATCATCGAGAGGTATGGACTGTAAGCTATTTATAATACTTATCCATTTTACCAGAAAAGACGCGTTTATCTTTTCTTTTAGCTCAGATAATTTTGTGAGTATACTTTTTGTAAGATAGGCGACCATCTTTTGGTATTGATAGCCCTGCACACCAAACTTTTTATTCTTGATCTGCTCGGCTGTGATAGTACTGCCGTTGATTATCTGCTCTGCTTGTGCTAATGAGCAATTTTCAATATTAGCGACAAAGGTGTATATATTACCCTTTGCACCACAGCTAAAACAGTGGTAGATTTCTTCAACCAAGTTAAACTTTGCACTTCCGAGCGAGTGGTCATCATGAAAGGGACAAAGGAAAAGTACTTCTGAGTTTCCCTCTAACTTGTGCTCAATGTTATAACGTTCAAGGATTTCTATAACGCGACTCATTACTAAACTGTTATTTTTCTCCGGTTGTCAAGGTTCTGTCACCTACATAATTAAATACTGGATTGAAAAATACGGGAAAGCTAACATCTGCTCTTCCATGGCGATTTTTCTTTATACTAAAGTGCATCTGATTGCTAACCATGTCAACCTCATCCTGATAGAGGTGAATTATTACAGAGCAGACATTGGAAAAGTAATGAGATTCACTGATATTTGAGAGATCCGACTTCTCTTTGTTCTTCATTTGCATGCCTTCTCTGTTCTCCTGCATACTAGTCACGATAAGTAACTTAAAGGAACGCGCGATCCTTCTTAGCTCTACCCCGAGATTTTTAAATTTTTCAGAAGTGTTACTCCATGATGTTACAGGTTCGAGCTCGTTTACATAATCAATTACAAGCACCTCAGGATATTTGCCCGTTTTCATGTAGTATACTTGCAGTTCTCTTATGATATCGGCCGAAGTGGCCCGTCCAGGAATGTCAACTATGTAGAGAGAAGGCTTTGAATCTCTTATATTTCTCAATACATCAAGATAATCCTGCCGTCTTTCCGCTAACTTTCCGCCTGTTATATCACTAAAGTTTAGCAGGCCGTGCCGACTATCGAAGATTGTCTCATAATCAATTCTCGGCACTTCGAGAGTTATTACCATAACATCTTTATTGTCAAGTACAGCCATGTTGTAGGCAATATTTGCCTTTACACGTGTCTTTCCAGCGCCAGTACTTCCATAAAAGAGCAGAATCTCAGAAGGTCTTGGCCCGCCGTTTAGATACTGATCTAGTTCTTTTATTTTTGTAGGAATTCTACCAAGAGCGAGTGGATCACTCTCTATTAACTTATATCTTTCCCATCGTTCCTTCACGGATTCATAAACGAACTCGCGCTCCACTAACCCTTGTTCAAGGGGGTCGTTTATTTCTGTAAGGTTAACGAGTACTTCACGGATACTCTTAAAAATGTCCGGCTTCTCAATCGCGTTAGCAAGAGAAGATGCTACACTTTGCGCCTGCCTTCTTGCATACATCTCAAATAACGTGTGTAAGTGAACAGGAGTATCGACTGGATTTACATCCATTACTGAGAGCTCTGTAAGGCGTAGCTTTACTTCTGCATCGGCAACCTTTTCAATAGCAGTTTCATAACTAGCGAAGGTGTTATATGGAGGCTTTTGAAATCTCTCCAATTCTTGGTAGCATTTTCGGTTTACCTCATCCGTAAAGAAAGAGAGGGGTATACTTTTCCAGTACTTTGGATAACGAAGGAAACTAGCCAATACTTTTAACTCTGTTTCCTTGTTAGACAGATAAATTACAGGAGACTCGGGTGATTGTGGCATTGTTTATTCACTTAATAGACGCTTTATTGCGTTCTCTGGTTTTCTATAACTTTCACCAGTTAATACAATATCGACCAACTCGGAAAAGCGGTCTACTAGATTTTCTGCTTGTATGCCGCGTAAACCATTCTTCGTAACATTCGAAGTTACGATGAGTGGCTTTTCCATGTCGTAAATGCTTGAGAAAAATTCGTTTACCTGTGTGCCTCCATATGTAGATGTGTCTGAAGTTTTATAATCTTTTTCAATCTCATCTATCATCAAAAACTGTACATCTTGTCGAAGAAAAGCCAGCATATCATAAGCTTCTTGTTTCTCCAAAGCCTCATAAATAAGCTTCGTCAGTGAACTCATCTTAATTGCATACGCAACATAGTTCTGTTGAAGCGCCCCCTTCAGGATATAATAGCCCAATGCGCTTTTTGCAAGACCTGACTTTCCTTGAATAAAAAGCCCGATACCATTCTGCAGCATTTCTTGCAAATTGTTGTAATAGTGGACGACGAAATCAAGAGCCTTTTTATTTGTACGCCTAAACTCCTCAGTTAGGTTGTCAAGAGTAAAATCATGATAACGCTTTGGAATGCCCGCATTAAGAAAAAGCACTCTTCTTTTGAACTCTGTTACACACTCACAATCGATAAATTCCTTACCATCAAAGAGAACTCCTGTAGCGTTACACTTATTTCCACATACTTTACCGATCAATTCAGCCCTAACCTTGGCTATGTCCTCTTTTGATAATGTAAGGAACTGCATTATTGGCCTTCCTTCTTAATCAATTTGGAAAACAGACCGTTATCAGAATATAGCTCTTGCGCGAGTTTCTCAAATTCTGATGAGAACGTCGGATTGATGTATTTGCGTGCTATATGATATACTTTCTCACTAACAATGGCTCCAAATGCTGGTACGTAGCCGTCAATCCTGAGGAACTTATCACAGACGATATCAATAAAGTCTTTGTACATTTGCGGGCTGAGATTTAGCTTCATCTGAAACCCTTTTATACGACTAAGATAAGCAACCCATGCAACAGGCTCGATTTGCATTCTGGTTCCTGTTACTTCTGCTATCTTGTCTGAGAAGTAGATAAGTATATCACGACTACTCCACTTTTCAACTGGTTTTTCTCCTCTAAAAGTAAGTTGAGGCATAGCATTACTCCGGAATATCTTCAATTGACAGATTGCTCAAATCATACTCCCTTATCTTTGCTCCTGGAATACTATTATACACGCGCTTTCTCGCCTTACTATGGCGACGCAGGTATTCGTCTTGAAAAATAAAATCTATAACCCCGCCGACTTGTTTTCCTTCATGTGCCGTCAAGGAACGCATTCTCTGTGTTGCGAGAATAAGACTCTTTCCCCCTGCAGCATTTATAACATAGTCAAGCGAAGCTATATCAACCCCCTCCTTAAACAGATCAGAGACAACGGCTAGTATTTCCTTCTGCTCCAATTTGGAAAGTATCTCTTTTCGTCTTTCTGTTGTATCCTCACCAATTAGCTTTGGTATATTGAGGTATTTTGATATTAGTTCTGCGTGCTTAATTTTATCTACATGAACAACAACAGACTTTTGTTTGCTTGTTATTTTATTCACGAGATGCCTCAGTACTTTGAGTAAGTATTCATTCTCACTTATTGCCTTTTTATAAACTTGACTATACGTATCTCTTTTTGTAACTGAAGGCGTTTTGGGGAGCTTGTAGAGGAAGACAGATGGAGCCAGTAAGTAACCAGCATCGATTAATTCCTGCCAGCTAACCTCTGATATAATCGAGCCCATCGATCTCTCTCTTTTCATATCAGCAGCTTCATCACCTGAGAAGGGGGTACCGCTTAATCCGATCCTCATCGTAACGCTTCTCGCGCGACTGGTAATCCAAGCATTTGTCCTCGCATGCGCGTGATGTGTTTCGTCTTGAAAGAGAATTTTACAGGTTTCCAGTAGATTCCTTATTGCTTGCTTATCCTGCTCAGATTCAATTGGTGCTTCACTACCAAATCTTTCCTCCGGCTTTTCATTGTACGCAGAAAAGGCAGTTTGTACTGTAACAATAGTTACGTCTTTTATATCACAATGGCCGTCGCCAACGATTCCACAACTAACACTGGGCAAAAATTGCTGCATTCTTTTCTGAGTCTGGTATAAAAGCTCTTTGCTTCTAACAAGCATAACCGCAGGAAATTCCCGCTCACTGTCGAATACAGCGATGGCGATTAATGTTTTACCTCCTCGAATAGGTATATTCACAATACCGAATCTCTTTTCACAGATATCTTTTGCTACTCTTAGTTGATGCGGCCTCAATGTATAAGTATCACTTCTCTGAACAAATGGTTTCGGTTTGGGAAATCCACTTACCGAGACTGTATAGCCATACTCTCCTAATATCTCCTTAACTCTATCAAGAAGACCGCTACCGAATTTTTTTGTCTTCATTGAGTACAGATGTGTATAGCCATCCCATTGATTTTTTAGATAGCGCGGACTGAACATGAATCCTTCGGGACGGTAGGAGAGTTTATCGTATAATATCTGGTCAAGGTTAGGAGGTATACTGAGTATTTTACAGTATACCGGCGTAAATTGTATAGGAATGAAAGGCATTTTATTATCGTTGGCGTAATTAATTATTGTGCTGGTATAATTACCCAGCCGTAGTATTGTAATTGCCGAAGAATCTCTTCCGCATTTACATCATCTTTATCAATAGTATTTGCGCCTCCGATTGATTGAGCAACGACTGTTTTTAAAACGTCGGATGAATAAGAATCCACCGAAACATGTTTTGGTATTATTACATAGTTAAGCGCTTGTAATTGACTTATCAGAAAGAGAAACATTTCTCTCGCATCGTGGAATTGCAGGGGGTGGCCATAGGTTGACGCTGTAAGATCATCTACTACCTTTTCCACAAGCTCTTCTCTCATATCATCACACCCTTCTTTTATTTCCCCAAAGTATTACCTGCAATCGCGTAGTTACATGCCACTGCTTCTTGATTGCAATTTTTACTAAATTACGTGTTTTGTCGATAATGTCAGCTGAGTCTGTGCCTTCCGGCATTATCCAGATCTTTTCTTTTGACAGGGGTATTTGGTTTTGTAAATGCTCAATCTCTTCTATATCGCTATCTTTTGTAACCACAAACTTGAATACCGAATTTAGAGTATTAAAATACTGCAATACGTCCCTTTTTATACTTAGCTTTGTATCGTTGCCGGAACTCGAGAGTTTAGGGGAGCAATTGAATCTTAATACATGAGCCTGTGTATATACCTCAAACTGTTCCAACGGCTTAATCGTTGCATTGGTCTCTATCTCAAAACTTACACGCTCGTTAGAAGGCACTTTTGTCCTAAATAACTGCATAAACTGTAGTATTTGCTTCTGTTGCAGAAGCGGCTCGCCCCCTGTAAAGACTATATTTCTGGATTTATATTGCAATACTTCCTTAAGTAATTCTTCGACGGAAATGAGACTCCATTCGGTTAGATACTCCTTTGTATCTGTCTTCCATGTATACCAACTGTCACAAATCTGCCCACCTTCAAAAACGCAGTGCAAATTGCAGCTGTGAAGCCGAATAAAAACTGATGGTGTTTGTATTGAAGGACCTTCCCCTTGAATAGTCTCAAATACACCGTCACCACTCAGTAATAACTTCTCTTTATGTAACTTCGGATGTGTCATACTCTTCTCTTATTAAAATACACTAGAAAACCGTTCGTAAAATGAAATTATTGTATATATCACGATAGCTAACGACGACTGTAACAGACTTTGCCCACTTGCTATCTGTTACACTAGATGTGAACTTATACAATACTTCTGGTAGTGCCTTTTCACTACGTACGCGTCTTATATTTTCCTTCTCATCTTGAGTTGACGATGCGGGGTAGAATTTTACCTTGCAAAGCTGTTGCACTCTATCAATAATGTCCTCTAAAAATACTTTGTTTGCAGGATTGATAAGAGTTACCTCTAATTCATTCGCCATTAGTTGCTTTTGTTCGTCAAATATAAGAAAAGGCAGTTTTATTGACATATCAAAGTGTTCAGTAGCCTTCGCATCGGAAGAGAGTCGATAATTGCAGGGATATGAATAGACAGTTGGTATAAAAGAGGCGGAAACGCGATCCAGAACATAGCCGAAGCTAGCATCGACTACTACGCTGTCCAGGCGATTTTGCTGTACAATTTTACGAGCCAATTCAGAAAGAGTGTCTTTTAGAAGTGTCGTGCGATAGAATGTGGATAAAGGCTGCAACAAATCTAAGGGCTGTACATCAGTAGTTGTTAATACTTTAAAGGTTGCTGTGATTTCTGAATGTCCCTTACCACGTCGTGGTAAGAGCATCGGTACGGTTATATTCTCTGCTATTGTAATCACTTAATCTCCTGTTAAAATAGGAATTTCACAAGCCCCACCGCCACAGACAACCTCCTGCTGTACGGCGGTATTATCATCCTCTTCTTTTAAGTGTCTGTAGTCTACCACTGTATAGTTTTTAATTATCTGCTCCCACTTTTCCTCATCTTCCTTTGTTGTTACTGCTTGAAGAGGAGCTTGCTGGTATATTTTGTCTCCCATACTTGGTAGCAATGCAACCGCTGCAAAGTAGTTGCGATTTTCGTATAAGTATTTTAATACATCCTCCCATTCATCCTCTTTTACAATAACGGTACAAGAGACATTATGAGTGATGGGCTTCTTATTCGCCTCTGTTGTTCCTGTATTCACCCAGTTTAATTGGGTACTTTTGATCAATTCAAGGTGTTGCAAAGCAGTGAGATCATCTTTAGTGAGGGCCTTCTCACTTACCTCTATGGGAAAAGTTATGACATCATCCGTATTGTTTGCATCCCAGATTGATTTCTCCGTCATATGAGGATTGATAGATTTGAAATACATATAGGGAGTTTCAATCCTGTTGACTTGCACTCGTCTAAAAAACCTTCGGCTATAATAAGGAGTTATGCCGGAAGATGTTTCAAGTACAAGACTACCCGTTCCCTCAGGCTTGACGAGAGTCGTTCTTGCAGCTTGTTTAATGCCAATTTTCTCTGCCCAGATTTTGTTTGTTTTGACTACCAACTTAGCTGCTTTTCTTTGTAGCTCGGGGTTTAACGTAATGGATGGATTTTCCATTATTCCTGTTATAGATACACCCAACAAAGCTTCTTCCTCGGTCAATTGTTTTGCACTTGGGCTCAGGTATGGGAATTCAGTATAAGATGCTTGAAGAGTGCCTAAAATAGCCTCCGCCTCCGCTACCTCGAGAAAGTCTTTCTCACTCGTTATTTTCTTGCCATTTGCTGTGGTAAGATTACAAAATTGAACGCCAGTAACCCCGTCTTTTGTTACAGGAATAAATGATACCTCAAAACAAGGGTTGTATAGAACCCAAGGATGATTAGCAAAGACGAATCCTGGCTCACCGAATTGTCTTGTACGCTGAAAAACTTCTTTAAATTGTTCGAGCGTAACTTCGTCTCTTAGGAGCAAGACGCTGTTGTTGCTTCTTGCACGATGTTTATGCACATCGAACCAGCTTATCTTACGAGAATTGACAAGATATTCATAAGCAAATTTAGTCAACTTTACTTGCATCTTCCTTACGCCATAACCAGGATCTTGGAAGGTTACAGAACCAGAATAACTACCATCTTTGTTTTGATTTAATTCATAACTCTCGACATCGAAATAGGTTTTTGCATTTAAGAGATCCTTATCCTCTTTGTCAAATATAACTGCGCATGCGCTTCTCCTTACACCGCCTGATAGTACAGCATCAGCACAGTGCATAAGTATGTCGTAGGCATTAATGGTCTTCAATCGAGTTTGCTTTTGCACAGTTATAACATAATTAAGCAGCGCTTTTATCTTTTTATGCGCATTCTTTAATCCCTGAAAGCCTGGAGCCTTTCCGCCGCTTGTCTTCAACGGAGCTCCTTCTGGCCGAATCCGGCTATAATCAAATTTGATTTCACGACCAGAAAGAGGGGTGTTTTTGAAAAACGACATTAGTAAAACTTCAACACTATCGGCCCATCCTTCAATAGTATCTTCAATTGTATAGGTAATAACATTTCGCGCCATATCGGATGGTTCGACCAAATCAGGAAGTCGATTGAGAAAGAAATTTGTTAAGCCAAAGGTTGTTCCACACCCAGAAAGCAACAAAAAGAACATTTCTGCAAATGAGCGAATAGAATCTATGTGTCGCGCAGCACAATTGTACATACGCGCATTGTTAACCTCTATTGCTCTTCCTCCAAATTGCAACGATCGCATTGATGGCGCAACCCTCTTTTGACGGACTAAATCCATCGCCCAAACTATCTTTGCCTTATCTTCCTCTGATAAATAAGAAAACTTTTTAAGGTGCATTTTCTCCAGGCGTGTTACTGCTTCTTCCCATGTCTCTCTTCTCTTCTTTTCTTTGTTATATCTCGAGTATTTTGATACAAAAATGAAGTTAGCAAGTTCATGCTGAAAATTTACCTTTTCCACTGAATCCTCTCTTTTTTATTCTCGGCCGTAGAACTTGTGGTCGGGATTTTGTAGTATGTATTTTATTTTTTGAATCGCTGCCTCCCGTAGTTGCCGAACTCTCTCAAGGTTGAGATGCAGCATTGAACCAATCTCCTGCAACGTTTTCGGTTGGTATGGAGGCAATAAACCTAATGATAGGGTGAGACAGGCATACTCACGTTTTGTTAGGAGCTTGTGAGCATACCCGAGAATTTCTTTTGCTACTTTTTGCGCAACTTCGTCGTCGTCATCTGGTATAGTAAGTTCGAGACTTCCCACCTCCTCTCCACTGTCGTCGTCAATAAGAGGCTCCATTCTTCTTTTAATTGCGTCATTCAAGAATTGACTCATATAAAAGCGAATCCAGTAAGCACAATAAGTACCAACTCTGCAACTGTAGCTCTGCGGGTCATACTTCTGAATTCCAATCATGAGGCCAATGTTTCCTTCTTGTATTACATCCATTATCGGGATCTCAGGAGGTACTGAATACTTACTTAATAAGTAAATTACAAAACGAAGGTGAGCCTCAACTAATCTCTCAAAGATGTTTCTGCTATGGGTTTGAGAATATTCCTGAATGAGCGCTCGCTCTTCCTCAGGTTTAAGAGGCGCGAACTTCGGCTTCGAAAGCTCCGCCTTGTAAGCCTCGTAGGCTTCCGCATAATGGTGAGTTTGTTGTTTATCCAAGTTTCTCCATGCGCTTTCTGTAGAGCTCGTTGACTTTTTCTCTTAAGCTCTGCTGCTCTTTTGAGGTTGCTTGGTATTGTTTTTTTAGGCGTTCATTTTTTTCTTGAATAACTTTGCCAACATCGTTAGTATCGATCATACTATCGATGTTGCTGTGCGGAGGAATAAAAACTCGCACCATTGGTTGGTTACAATGGCTACATCTATGCTCATCGTTAAGATTTTGAGAGACTACATATATCTCCTGCTGTAGATTACAATTCTTGCAACGAAGTGTAATGAGAGGCATGGGATTTATGAGAAAATTAAACGCTTTGCTAATTTACCAACATTTTCTATTGTGTAGAATTGCAAATAACGCTGGTATGCATTTTCTCCTTTTTGCTTCACCTTATCACGATGTTCAAAGACATAGCGCATCAATCTCTTTATATCGGCTTTGTTGGGTTTTGCCCATTTACCACCAATTGTATTTTTAAAATATGGTGTTGGAACAAAAGGAATATCGACCAGATCGTAGCTGCACTTCCATCCGCAATCGTCTGTGACAAGTTCTGCAACCGCGCTGTAATTTGTAACAATTGCGGGTTTCTTGCATGCAGCTGCTTCGATTACAGGAATGCCAAACCCTTCTGCACATGTAGTGAATAAAAGCACATCCGCCATATTGTATAATTGAGCCAGCCTTCTTTGATCGATACGATTTTCATCAATAATAATAGTGGGGCTGCCTGTGTTTATCAAGGCCTCCCTCATAAACTCCTTGTCGGTTTTACCATAGTATAGCCTTGTCGCATAAGAAAAGCCAGGAACGTGAGCTACGAGTACAACTGGCTCATCTTTTGTAAATTCCTCTGCGAAGGCTCTAAACATGATATCGGCCGCTTTTCTAGGACCGAGATAGAAGGATGTAAAAAATACAAACCTACCTTTGATCTTTTCTTCCAAGTCTTTCATAATAGGAATGTCCGGATTAAAGACTGAACTATCAACTGCGATCGGAAGAACGTCTACCTCTGTACGCAGCTCATTTAATTTGAGTACATCGGCAAAAAACCGTGAAGGAGTAAGGACAAGATCCACGTGATTCAGTTGGTCGATCCATATTGGAGAAAGAACTGTACTCTCCCCTACTGTATAGGCAATTCTTTTCTTTCCGGGAGGCATTAAGTATTGATGATCCCCTTCACTATTACGAAGGACAACTCTGTTCCAGTAATCGTGTGGCTTATCTATCATTTGTTTTATTTCCCAATCAGGCATCCCCATGCCAATGTCATGATACTCTTCAGGGGCGATCGCTACATCGACCCCGTTTCTAGATAAACCCTTCGCCAGGTTTCTTGTTGCTATCGAAAATGACCAATCATCATAGACTTTGCCTGTAATAAGTATTTTATGCTCTGTGCTACTTGTGGCACTATTCCAGATAGGAACCCACTTTTTATAGAATTCAACTTCACCCTTCCCACTTCGCTGCCTTATCTCTTGTTGAGTTGACACATTACGCATGGTAGCATTTGCATAGTGGAGCGCCTTGGCCTTCGGAGTATAGATTACTTTGTATCCGTGTGCTCTCGCCTGATAGCAATAGTCGACCTCCTCGAAAAATCCATCTTTATATCTATCGTCGAAGTAAGGTACTTCGTTAAGTAGCGAGTTCTTTATAAACATTATTGCACCCTCAACATACTCCACTTCCTGCATGGTGCTTATCGGTTCAAGATCTTCCAGCCTGTATAACGTATCTTTGTGAATCCCCCAGCCCATTGGCCCTAGATATGCTCCCGCGTGCTCGACCATGCCATCTGGTTTATAAAGTAACCCGCCAACAATACCAAAGCTCTTATCGCTATAGGCGACCTCGGAGAGCTTTTCTATCGTATCCGGCTCTAGCTCCATGTCATTATTCAGCCAAAGCACGTCATAATTTGGAAAGTGATCATGTACGTAGTGAAGAGCTTTATTCAGTCCTCTTACAACTCCGATATTTTCGCTGTTGCTGAGCACTATTCTATGAGAACTTTTCTCCTCCGACCACCTGCTCAGTAGTCCGGCGGTATGATCTGTCGAGCCATTATCATAAACTAACGTGTAGATTTGTTCATTATCTGGAATAGTGGCCAGTAGTTTTTCAGTAAGGAAGGCATTGTTATGCACAAGAATGATTATCACTACAGAGTTTTGCATGGATTAATGTCCCGCTAGTTCTTTTAAGGTAGAGTTCATAAAGTCATTCCACATTTTTTGCACCACTTCTTTGCTATACTTCTCAAGAAAACTGGGGACGTATGCTTTGGCTTTTTCTGCTAATTCTTGCTGCTTTTCAAGCAAGGTATCAAATGCCTTTTCAATATCTTCATCAGCAACCCTTGCCCATTTCATCCCTCGCTCAAATAGGCCGTCCTGATAAATCATTGGAGGTATATCTTCTAGTTTGGCAGGCATCATGATGGAGGATTGTTTTGGTATAAAGTCGATATATCCAGTATTCCAGTCCGGAACTGCGATGGGCTTTCCCGAAGCTATGGCCTCTGCAATATATCTTCCCCAACCCTCACCGGAGCTTGCAGTGATAAATCCTACAATGGATGGGTGATTAAACAGCATTCCCAATTCTAGTGTTGTCATATCCCCATGAAAGAGATAAATCTTTGCTTTTTCGCATCCCATCGCTTGCTTAATATATCTAATTTGATCTTCGGCAACAACTGCATCAGGTGAGCTTGTATTTGTGAGGAAGGTTTTTACAATTAAGCCAACCTCTGGATTATTTTTGAACTTCTTACAAAATACACGTATAATATCTCCGATTCTCTTTCTATCGCCTTGTTGTATCCACTGTCCTGCAGTTAAGAAATTGTACTTTGTTGTAAATTGATAAGGTAGTTCATACTTAATTTCCGGATTGAAGTAGTTTTTATCGACACCTTCAGGAATCACTACAACTTCGCTGGAAACACCGAGGTCTTCCATTCGTTGCTTTGTTGTTGTTGTGGGAACAACTATGATTTGCATTCGGTTTAAGTATTCCAACCACTTGGAGGGAAGAGTATCAACTTCAAGGCCTGCAGTCACTCCGATGTTGTAGTTACCACGCGATTGAAATTCGGGTGGAATGCCGAGCTGCAACCAAATGAAGGGTGCATTAGGACTTATATGATTGTTAACCGTGAAATTCAGAATCGAGCTTTCTCTCTGTGTAAGCTCACTTACATCACTAGTTGCGCCCCAACTTGTCGGCAAGACGCCGATGTTGAGGCTTGGGTTGTTATAAAGAGAAAAGAGAATTTCTCTTGCATGTTCACCGTAACCGCTTCTACTAAAGACGGGGGCTAGAAAAACAAGATTGGTTTTCACTTAAATCTCCCTGAACTTTATTCGTTCAAATTTTGATGAACTACCTTGGACTTGCTTTAACAAACTGTCCCATTGTTGAACAGTGCGCTTGATGGAGTAGTTTTCACTAATATGTACTCTGCCCTGAGCAGCGGCGGATTTCCAGCTAAGCGGGTGGACGTATGCATCCTCAAGCGCATCGAGCACATCATTGTCTGATACAAAATCGCGAAAGATGTATGGCACAGATGGTGTGCCAATAAGCTCGCGAACGGCTGGTTCGATTACCCTGCCAAACTGTGTTTTTTCATTCATTGCCTGCTCAGTCATGCCACCTGTTTTTGTTACAATTACTGGAGTTTCCGTCATCAAAGACTCGCCGACACAAAGACCAAACCCCTCATTCGAGGAGATATTGACGGTTACTTCTGCTGCGTTATATAACTCATTTAATTTCTCGATGCTGATGCGATTTGGTATCATCGCAATTGGCAATACCTTGTTAGCAGCATAATACTGAATAACATCGAGTAAATTTGTACCTTCAGGCTCCACAGGCGCAGTATTCAATAAAAGTACGCTATCTTTGTGCATATCATTGAAAAGCTTGAAAATCCTGATAATATCTCCTGGGCGCTTTCTTCCTATATTTCTGTTAGACCAGAGAATAGTAAAAGGCTCTCTTTGCAGGTTGTCGACGTTTATAATATTCTTAAAAAGCTCCTTTTGTACCTGTCTTATCCTCGCTTCTGGCAGTTTATGGAACTCTTTGGCATCAAAGCCATGTGGGATGTAGTGGCAATCAATACCGCCACTTTTCATCAGATTGTAGGAGAATTTTGATATCATAACAACTGCATCGCAAGCCGCATACCACTTCCTGTTAAAAGAGGGAAATGGGTCGTTGTCCCAAGTATGATAGAAAACGAATTTCGCTTTATTCCTGAATTCATTATCTATCATGAACAAATACGTAAAGAATCTAGGATCCGAAAAAGCAAGTACTATATCAGGCTTTTCAATGTTAAAAACTTGTCTAAATAATCCTACATTCCCGTAGCCGTCAGGGGTGTTGTATAGTTTAATCGCTCCGTAATTATGCTTATCGATCTCTACACTGTGAAAATAGACTGGAGGATCTATTTTCATGAGCGAGCCGGCTATCTCTACTATCTCGTAGTCGCCGGTCTTTTGTAGGCCGTATAATAGCTTTTTAGCCTGCCCTCCGACGCCTGTAGGAATCTCGATCGAATCTGATACAACGAGAAGTTTAATTTTGCTCATTTGTCAATCCATATTGTTGAGGTTGTCACTGCAGTATAATATACACAGAAACTCGGGAGAATCTTTTGTCGCCACCAAAATATTTTTTTTTAGTTGTTCCTCTCGAAAGGTTGTATTATATCCCTAAAAGAGGCGAAATCTGGAAAAGCATCTGTCCACACAAGTCCATAATCTCTAAAAGTTTAATCAAACATCGGGGTATATAAATAATTATTTCATAATTATTATTTTCATCTACCCTATGTGTGTGATAAAAACTTAAAAGAGAGATTATGTTCTTATGTGCTCGATGGCAAAATTTGCAAATTTTGCCGCATCACATACATAATAGCTACAATTTTGTTTTGTATTTTATTTAAGATAACTAAAAGAAAGGTGATTTTTCGTGGCTAAGCAAGAACCATTGATTGACAGAAAGAAAGCAACATTTGCAGCTGCTCTTGAAGCAGTGAATAAAGAGTTTGGACGCGGAGCAATAATGAAACTAGGAGAAGAACCCCCACCAGGAATTGAATATTGGCCAACAGGAGCGGCTTCGATTGACTCCATACTTGGAATTGGCGGTGTACCAAAAGGAAGAATTATTGAGATTTTTGGTCCGGAATCTTCAGGAAAGAGCACACTTGCTATGTTTATTGTTGCAGCTGTACAACGTAATGGTGGTACAGCTGCTTATATCGATAGTGAGAACGCCCTTAGTCTCACATATGCAAAGGGAATTGGCGTGGATATTGCAAATCTTGCTCTTTCTCAACCCGAATATGGCGAACAAGCGCTCACGATACTGGAAATGCTCGTTGCCAGTGGAGCAGTCGATGTTGTAGTCGTTGACAGTGTAGCTGCTCTAACACCACGAGCTGAGATAGAAGGAGAGATGGGAGATGCTCAAATGGGTGCACAGGCTCGTCTTATGTCACAAGCAATGAGAAAACTCGTTAGTATTATTGCAAAAACAAAAACTTGTGTAATCTTTATTAATCAAATTCGCACAAATATGGCAGTAAGTGGATATGGGCCTAAAGAAACAACCTCGGGTGGTAAAGCACTTAAATTCTATTCGAGTGTACGACTCGATGTTAGACGCATAACAATGATAAAGTCTAGCAAGGGCAATGCTACGGGAAATCGAGTGAAGATAAAAGTTGTAAAAAATAAGGTTGCTCCACCGTTTAGGGAGACAGAGGTAGATATAATATTCGGTCTCGGCATAGATAAAGAGAAGGATTTGCTCGAATTTGCGAATAATTTAGGCTTTATAACCCGTCGAGGTAACTCTTATTACCACAATCTCGAAAATAAAGGAGAAACACTGCTAGGTGGGAGTAAAGCTGAGGCAGTTAACGCACTTAGAGTATTAGCAAAACAACAACCACAGTTGTACAATAATTTGTATCAAGCCTGTCTCGCCGAATATGCGCGCCGAGAAAACGTTGTTTCTCCCATTACTGAGCAGGAAGAACAAATAGAAGACGTGACTGAAGAGGCTGAGTAAATGTCGATGTTGGAATTTCAAAGCCTTCCTGATTTTGTTGCTGAAATTCAGGAGCTAAAACAGATGATAGTAGAGCTGGATTCCGATCCAGATCAGAATATTGGAAATCTCAATGCACTTTATGCAAAAGTTCAAGGTTATCTCAGTAGAGTTGCGGAAATACTGATAGAGATGCACGAAGCTTTGAGGGAAGCAAGAAAAGCCGCAAGCGGTTACAAGACTGCTTACGCGCTTGAACGAGCAAAACTACTTTCAACGAGCATAGAAATACAGCAGTTAAAGAATCAAAGTTTGCAGGAAGCTGCCGTTATGACGCAGTTGCGCTCTTTATTTGAGCAAAAGGAGCAAGCTGAAAGAGATGTTGACGATCTTGAGCTGTTGATAAAGATCACACAGCAAAAGATGGATGACTTGGATAAGTTAAACACTAATTTATCGCGACAGCAAAAGGTTGTTGAAACGCTAATTGGAATTGGTCATCAAGTAAAAGCAAATAGAGGTTAAGATATGCTGATCAGTCACGAGGTACCCCTTCAGTTATTACCTGTTTCTCGCATGTTTAACGATTACGATTACTGTCTTGTACATCTACTTGACAAATATCCTGAGTATCGGGAATATTACAGCTCCTGCCGTGCAAACTCTAGAAAGCTTTACCTCGATAACTCCGTCTTTGAGCTCGGAACCGCGTTTGATTTTTCTCTTTTCGTAGCCGCGGTAAGAGATTTACAGCCGACTGTTGCAATAGCTCCCGATGCTTTAGAGGATTGTGACAAGACAATCTCACTTTTTGAGCGTTTTAGCAAGCAGAGTTTACCAGCAAATACGGCTGTAATGGGTGTTGTTCAAGGTAAAACATATGAAGAGCTGACCACCTGTTACAACTATATGAAGACGCACGCCGACATCGTAGGGATTAGCTTTGGGTATTCTTATTATCTTGCAAACGATAGCTGGGATATAGTCAGTACGAGGGCGGAGAGATACGCGCGAGGCAGATATGCATTGATTTTACGCTGGATTCAAGAGGGAATTTTTTCACCGAAAACTCCTCACCATCTTCTCGGATGTGCTTTGCCTCAGGAAGTGTACCAGTATCGTACGTTTGATAGCATTTATTCTGTAGATACGTCAAATCCAGTTGTACAAGGTATTTTTGGAATTAGGTATGATGAGAGGGGAGAGATTCATAAAAAGAATACCACCAAACTGGCCGAGCTGTTGACGCTTGAATTGAGTATCGATCAATTTCACGATGTTTTACACAATATAACCACATTTAGGAGGTTTGCTACATATGTTGCCGTATAGACAAATAAAGTATTGGATTAGCTTTTTCTCACAGACTGGAGACGAAATATTAGAGATTTATAAGCGGACAGGTTTTCGTCCTGACCTGATCGTTACAAACCGAGAAAAGCCGATCCATCAGTATCCAAATGTTAAACAAGAACTTTTTGCACTTTCCCTGATAAAAACCTTTCCATTGAAGCCCAGTGCAAAGGACTACAAAGCTCTCTTTGATCAACTTTTGAGTTACAATCTAACACCGACGAATTTTCTAATAACTCTGCACAATTACGACAGAACTCTGCCTCCAAGCGTAATTAAGCAATTTCCCCACATCTTTAGTAGTCACGCAGAAAACCAAAATAAGTGTATAATATATCGTGTTACGACAAAGGATGTTATTAGTGAGATTATCTTGGTGAAGGAAATTGAAGCGCCTCCGTTATCAGGTCTTGAACAAATAAGTAACAAGAATAAGTTACAAGAGACCGGCATCGAGCTTTGGTGTGATTTTATTACTCATTTAGAGGACAAACTTAGTAAATAGAATGATGAATATGGGGATGTTCACGAATATCTTGAAAATATCTAAACGAAGGAGAGGTACAATGAGCTTAGTTGAAGATACCCCCGCGGGAGAAGAATTGACAACTTTTGAAAGTTTAACATTTAGCGAGCGACAACGTATGGTATCCGTCATTGTTAGTAAGGCTGGATACTCCACGCTGCAGATCTTCGACGGCGAGACCCGCCATTATCAGCATCGGTATGCTTCTCCAGAGGAGCTTGCCAAGGATGTCATAAAGTGGGTTGAGGAGGCGCTGTATGATTCAAGACGAAATCAGCTCATTACAGGAGAAGTTTCATCGCCAACGCTTGACGACAATTACCAAGTTTACACATTTTCTGATCTCGCAAATCCGAATGTGAAAACTTGGAACGGTGTTGGAGAAGCGGTACGAAAAGCTCTGGAAGATCGGAAGAAATTAAATATAAAGATGGCGGTGGATGTATCTCCTGAAATTGTGCGAGAATTAGAGGTAACAGTCTCGAAAGGCGAAGAAGGATTGATTTTAACCATAACCAGAAACACTGGAACTGTTGAAGGGCGCATTGTATTCAGTAAGCGCGGTTCTGTTAATCTTACTTGGGTACATCGCCTTGGAGGAACCCTTCGGCTTCCTGATCCACAATACTTGTTTCTTAATCTCTTTGCTTGGGATGCGAACGAGCGAGAACGCAACAAGATCAGAGAAACGATAGAGAGGATGTATGAGGATATTCTATATTTGTACGATCACAGATATGGAGATGTTGTCCATGTTTAAGAAGAGACGGAAAAATAGGCCCGAAGTTAGATTTGGGGCGATAGGCATGGTCGAGGATTTAGCTTCTGTTACTCTTTATAAGGGGGATGAACTTATTGCTACGATCGATCTTCATCGAGACGGAACTGTTATTACTTATGTAAAAGTTAAAGACTCCATGAGATTCACCGAATCCAAAGATTTCTTTAAATATCTCAAAAAGTATTTGTAATATTAATTTTGGAGGTGCTGATGAGAATAGCAATTTCAGGGCCGCAATCAACAGGGAAAACAACCCTTATACAAGAGTTAAGAAAGCGTGTTCTTTATGCTGAGCTCGCGCCGGAAGTTGCTCGTGCAGTACGAGCATTTGCTCCGATTAATGAAAAGGGAAATAACATCACACAATTGATGATCTTGGCTCGTCATTTTATGAATTTAACTCTGGACAAGGCGCCGATTATTCTGTATGATCGCTGCCTGCTCGATGGCATGGTTTATACGAGTTATTTACACGATCGTCACAAGGTTAGTGACAGTGTTTATCGTTTCTGTTATACAGCGTTTACCCATTTTATTTCAGAGTACGACATTATTTTTGTTACGACGCCTCTTGATGTATTAGAAGATGATGGCGTGCGCTCGACGAGCAAGCGCTTTCAACAGGCAATCGCGCAGAAGTTTGACGAGTTTTCGAAACTCGCTCGCTCCAAGACAAAGGTGATCCAACTTCCCAAAGATCATAAGGAGAGAGTAGAGTTAATTGAGGGAGCAATAAAATCCTTTGCGCAACAGCGCGGTTAGTAAGTGTATAATAGAACATAAGGCGATGCAAACTAAAAATAAAGGAGGTAAACAATGCCTATAGTAACATTCACAGAACCCCAGAATACAGTGATACCTGCGGGTACTTATTTTGTACAATTAGTGGGCTGCAAAGAGCTCGCAAACAAGAAGGACGGAACTATCTTTCTTTCTTGGGAATTCGAAGTACTAGAAGGTGAGCATGCCGGTGAGCATTTTTCAATCCCAACTAGCACAGTCTTTTCCCCGAAAAGTAAGAGTTATGCCCTTTTGTCCGCGACGGGTAAACTTCCTAATTTATCCGTCAATACTTCGATCGACACAGATGATTTCATTGGTTCTCAGCTTTATGTTACCGTTTTTGTAAAAGATAATCAAAATGGTGGACAAAACAATGATGCTGAGATGACAGGATTTATGTCAGTTGAACGAGCGCATCAACTTGCGCAGAGCATAGTAAAGCCCCGCGCTACAAACACGGCTCAGCCAGCTGCTCAACCGTCGCGACCTGTTAATCAGCCGACAGCAAGGCCTACAGTTGTGCCGCCGCCTATACCAAAGAAGACAGCGGCTGCTGTATCACAAGCGCAGTCTCAACAGTCACAGGCGCCCGCGAAGGCACAGCCTGCTGCGCAGTCCTCAGCTGCAAAGATACAGCCCCAGGCGCAAACATTATTTCCGGATGAAGAGCTATGAGTCGATTAACCGCGGTACTTAGCGTTCTCCCGAAGCGACTTTTCAACTACCCACAAAATTTGGAGTCTCTTTTTAACAAACTGAACAACAAGATCGCTTCTTCGATGCGGGAAGAAGGGAAAGCCGCCAATATTCTTGACATTGAGCGTAACACCGCGTTTTTCAATCCCTCATTTGCGAGCATACGAGCAATTGCGGTTAATTTGTTTGTTGACGATCAGGAAGGGGATACATTCTATTTAGATGCGTGTGATGAAGACGAAGCGTTAGGTTTAAACCAGTTTAATGAGCTCACGCAAAGTGCGCGACAATTTGTTACATTTAACGGGTTTAACTTTGACATCCCATTTTTAAGGGTGCGACTTGCTCTTCACTCGATACGACCTTTAAATCCTACGTTTCCCCTTCTCACTGCTCGTTACAGATCTGTACCTCATTATGACATATTTCAGATGTACGGTGATTGGGGACGATACATGCCTTCGCTGGAGATTCTCGATGCGGTCTTTAATCAGAACCGGCTCACACCCTGGATTAATAAAGAGTATTGGGAGATACCAGACCAGGAGCTGCAAGAGTACGCTCTTGCGAGGTTAGCTACGATTAAAGCAGTCTATTTAACCATGTCAAAAGTATTGGTGTAAGAATGAAAGCGGGCAGAGGAAAAGAGAAAGGGTCTTCTTACGAGCGTTTTATTTCCTCCGTTCTTGATACATGGTGGGAAGTAGAACCAAAAACCTTTTGGCGCAGTGTAAACTCTGGTGGTGTTTGGGATGCAGGAGATAATACTGCACGAAAAGCCGGAGCAGAGGATTTTCCATTTGTAACAGAATGTAAGCATTACAAAGATATGGATCTGCTCGAACTGCTCTATGCACGAGGTCAGGCCTTGTTTATGCGCTGGTGGGAACAAGCCTATCGAGCAGCTAGTAAGGTAAAGAAGGTTCCTATTCTCTTTTTCCGCCTGAACTACAAAAGCGATTTTGTAGTGTTACCCTATGTTGATCAGTTCAAGTCACTTCTTGAAGACAATCGTAAATCATGCATCATAGTCCATGCTCCATCTTCAAATGCGATTGTAAAGAAAGCTGCAAAGAGGAGCTCCACGTCAGAAATTTTTCCTGTTGATGTAATTATTTTTCGACTTTCCAGTTTTCTCCTTTGGTATCCGAAGGAGAAAATTCTCGAAGTCTTCAAAGAAGACCATTAATCACAGAGGAGTATTTATATCGATGCTCAAGTATTTTTTAATATTTCTATTAGTACTATGGTTGTATTTTCGTTATGTGCGCATCATAGTCACTTTTCAGCTTCTTTCACCGAAAGCGAAAAAACCGACAAGAGCTTATCATCGCGCCGCTTGCTATGATTTTTATAGCATCGAACCTGTCGTCATACCTGCTGGACAGTGGCGAGAGATAAGGACAGGAGTAGCCTATGCAGCTTGGCCACATATTCATATTTTTGGGCTCACGTTTACTCCGTTCGGCAATGTCGCTTCGGAGATTTTAACACGATCGAGCTTTGCGTTAAAGGGTTTACGTGCCCATCTCGGTGAAATTGATAATGATTATCGAGGAGAAATAACGGTAATCATGCACAATCATCGCACCGACCACGCTATTACTATTCCTGCAGGAAAGAAAGTAGCACAGATTAAATTTTATCGTGTTGCTCCCGTAAGTTTATTTGAGACAAAGAAGTTAAGTCGTAGCCAAAGAGGTACAAACGGATTTGGGAGTTCGGGAGAGTAGCTCATGGCTCAGATTTTAGCGAGTCTTCACCTACAAAATTTCCAGTCACACTCAAACAGCCGCATAGAATTCAGTCCAAGAGTAACTGCAATAACTGGACATAATAACAATGGGAAATCCGCCGTAGTGCGCGCTCTTAAGAAAGTTATAAGAGATACACCAGATGGTAGCACTTTTGTGAGAGATGGTGCCGATTTAGCTCGAATAACCGCTGTTTTTGTTGATGGTGCATCCTCTGAACGATTTGAGATAATAAGAGAGGTGCCAAGCAGTACAAGTAAAGAAGAAAATAAGTATATAATTATCGATCCCCAACAAGATGTTCAAGAATTTGTCAAATTTTCTCGTTCTGGCATTCCCGCAGAGGTGATAAGTAAGATGGGTTTCGATGTACCTGTAGAAATTGCTGGGGAAATGATTGATCTCAATATACAGATGCAGCTAGACGAGCTATTTTTAGTTCAAGGTACAGGCTTACCATCATTTCGTGGGAAGGTAATAAGCAAGATTACCGAGATTGATGTTGTTAATAACGCGATACAGGAAATTTCGTTGGAGCAAAAGAGGCTGAGCTCGAGCTGTAAGAGCTACCAACAGCAGTTGGATGAGCTTGCTCCTGAACTCAAGAAATACGAGCACTTCGCCGAGATTACTCGTGTTCACAGTGTTATTTCAGGTTTTGTAGCTCAATTAGGGGACGAGGTTGAGTTATACGAGGCGATCTCGTCTCATTTGCCAAAGATTACTGCGCTGGTTGAAAAGGCAACAAAATTAAACGAGGCATATAGGCAACTCCGTGATGTCGATCCCCTTGAGAGAAGGATCGAACAGGTAGAGAGTGATGTACAATTGCTGCAGGAACACCTATTACCACTATTTCGCATGCAGAAGCGGCTTGAAGAGTTGGAAAACGTCGAGTTCTCGCTGCCTTCTCTGGAAGATCTCGATAAGGAGGTAGATGCTTTGCTCCAGCTCGAGCAGTTAAACGAGATTTATCAAAGAGATCGAGCCAGATTGCAAGAGTTACAGCAAGCAGAGTTCAATCTTCCTGTAATTACAATCGATGACTCTGTTAACCTCCTCGTGCAGTTAAAGAATCTTTCTGAAACAATAAAAGATTTGAGCAACAAGCAGCAGATGATGGAAACGAGTATTGAAATTGCACAAAAGGAATTGTCAGGCTCGCAGCAAGAACTCGAAATGTTTGAAAAACAATTAGGTGTATGTCCTGTATGCAGAAGGGCATTTTAGCTGAGGTATTAAAGTGATAAAGTTTGGATTTTTTACAGACCCACACGTAAGAGCTGATACACCAGAAGGCCGCACTGACGACTTTCGAGTTGCGATTCTCCAGAAGTTGGAGGAGTGTACTGATATTTGGCAAAGAAACTCAGTTGATTATGTTTTATGTGGTGGCGATTGGTTTCATACTCCTGATCCCCCCAACAGCATAAAATGTGATGTGATTGATATTCTTAAGCGCTGGAATAAACCTGTGATTGGTACTATAGGAAGTCACGATTACTACGGCTACCAAATACGCTCCTTAAAAAGAACTGCGGTGGGGGTGTTGTATAAGGCGGATGTTGTCCAGTTAGTAGGTACAGGCGGATCCAAAGATATTTTACCACCTTACGTTGATTTGGAGTCTTCGTTGGGCAAGGTAAGAATTGTCGGGACAAACCATACTTATTGGCTGGACAAGTCCCCTGCAAACTATTACGCATTAAAAGATTCTTCGATAAGTTATCAAATTCAGCTCGTGCATGGAAATCTTTTACCGTTTGAGAGTATGCCATTCCCTTTTACGAAAATAGAAGATGTTAACACGGCGAGCGACCTGGTTTTAATAGGGCATTATCATCCAGGTTGGCAAAATATTATCAAACAGCTCAATACACTTTATATCAATCCTGGATCTCTTGGTCGTGTTGAAAATACTAGCGTATACCGCATTCCTCGTGTGTGTATAATATCATTAGATAACTCAGGTTCAGAAATAGTGAGCAAAGTGGAATTTGTAGAGTTAACCCATTGTGAAAAACATCCATTTAAACCGAAACAAGAGAAGGAAGTTGAACAAGTTCAGGATCTGGAGAAGTTGATGAACTTATTCATTAGTACAGACGTAAAAGCTGTAGATATAAAAGAACAGCTCAATCGACTCGCTGACGAGTTTAAGTATTCGAGAGAAGTTGTTGAGACAGCTTTTTCATACATAGAAAAACAAAGGAGCTAATAGATGGTAAAGGTAAAGGTCACATACAAGAGCAGCGTGAACCAGCCAAGTTTCTCGGAGGAGATCGATGCTACTTATTTTACACTCAATGCAGGCGTAGCGGAAATCTGGGTTGAACAAGCACAGACGACACACATTATCTACATACCGCCTGGAGAGTACACACGACTCGATGTCGTTTCTGAGAGACGGGAATCCCCGAAGCAAAACAACAATCATGATAAGCGGAATTTTAGACATAGTAAAGAAAGGTGGCACTAACAATGTGGATTATATCAAAGCAATTCGATTTTGAGTACGGTCACAGGGTTTGGACACAAACTCTTAATGAAGAGTATAGCTGTGACGGCGCCTGTACGTGCAGGGGGCTGCATGGGCACAGCGGTCGGGTTATAGTAAGCCTATACTCTGATACGTTGCAAAATAACATGGTTACTGACTTCAAGCATTTGAACTGGTTTAAGAAGTTCCTCGATGATAACCTCGACCACAAATTTTTAATTGATGAACATGATCCAGCACTGCCACTGCTGTTATCATGGATGCAAACCGATATTAAGCTCAGTGAGCCTGATCCCCTAAGTTCGATAAGAACCGTTGTGTATACTTCTCCACAATTGCCCTCTCTTTTTGCTGCAGAGGTTTTGAATAGTTTTGCCGTTCTACCTTTTTGTCCAACCTCCGAGAATTTAACCAAATGGTTCTTTGAGATTGTCGACAGTAAGATGTCAAAATTGGGAGTAACAGTACAGGGCGTACAGTTGTTCGAAACGGCGAAGTCGCAGGCTAATTACATTGCAGTCCCAAAAGTGCTTCGGCCATTTAATTATTTAACAAATGAAAAGGAGGAGAAATGATACAGAAGACGGTATCAGTAGATGTCAATTCAGACAAGGCGGCGAGGCTTGCTTCGTTGCACCAACGTGTTGATATGCTGAAAGAGAAGCTGATTGGTATTCAGAAAGAAAGAGCGCTTCTTAAACAGCAATACCAAGCCGAACTTGAAGAGATCAAGAAATACGGAGTTGACGAAACCAATATAGAGGAGAAGATTCAACAGCTGGAGCTGCAGATTGAGCAGGAATTGCAAGAATTGGAACAAGAGGTAACGAGACTTGAACATCAGGCAAGCGCTTTCTGACCTAAATGCTCGCCTAGACGATCTAACGATTCGGTTAGCTCGGCATAGCGGCATTCAGCAATCTCTCGAGCTGCGCCAAGAACGACTGGAGGACAGCATTAACGAGGCGCAAGCGAGGATTGAATTGCTCGATCGCACTTCCGAGCTTCTGAAGCTGTTGATAAGAGGAAACGAGGCGAGTTTACGTTCTTATATCGAACCAGTTGTAACCGAAGCCTTGCAATTCGTTTTCGAACAACCCCTCTATTTCCATCTCGTGATTGCAGAGAAACGAAATCAAATAGAAGTGGAATTTCTCGTGTTGCGTAACGATGAAGAAGAGCAACAGTATCAGGAGTTTATTCTGCACCCGAACGATTACAAGGACCAGTTCGAAGATCTTGTAAGGTCGACAAAGAATTTAAACTATAACTATGGAGGCGCGATTAATCAAGTATTGAGTTTGATACTGCGGCTTGTAATTGTTGAATTGCTGCACATAAAGGGACCAATAGTACTAGATGAGCCTTCAGGGTTTGTTCATGAAACGTATAACAGTAAGCTCGGTAAATTGATCTCGTCACTTAGCGAAAGATTTAATCGCCAGTATATAATCATAACACACTCTTCTGCACTTGCAAGCGCGAGTGAGAAGCAATATAACGTCTCGTTAGTAGACGGTGTTTCAAAAATACAGGAGATAGACAATGAGTAGAAAGCGACAGCCAAGAATAGGAGCGATAGCCTTCGATGAAAATGGTTATCTCGGCTTAATTACACAAGAAGCTGAAACGTTTACACAAGCTGGTGGTGGGCAACACACTGTATGGAGAGGTATACACTTAGAAAACCATATGGAAGTTGACCATGGTACCTTTAAGTCGTCTATTTTTATAGGAACGACTTGGGAAAGTAGTTCACCTTTAGTGGTTGGTTATACATCTGACTATAAATTTCCAAATAAGCAAGAATAAAGGGGAAGATATGCAACTAAATGCAATAGCTTATAATGTAAAGACAAATGAAATTTCTATACGGTATGTTGACGATGCGGGAAAAAAGAAATCGCTAACTACTGATGAAGATTGCGTCGAAAATGTATCGCCTTTTGAAGCCATGCAGCAATTCATGGCCATTCTTGGCCCTCGCTGTGATATAGCTCCGAGCGTGACATTGATGATTGTGAAGATCACTGTTAGCAAAAAGAAAATCTCTGTAAAGGCTGCAGCTCAGAGTAGCAGTAACTCAGATACCGTTCCTTATATTATTCAAGCAACACTTTCTATAGAGAGTTGCGCTGATAAGTTTAAAAATCTACTTGCTACCGTCATAAATTATTTACCAAAAGCAAGTTAGCCCTAATAGCTTAACATAGCATAGCTCGCCTCCAAGCCGTGCAGCAGTCGCCAAGGGCCGCTGCACGGTATTATTTTTGTTTCAGCAATTGCACGAGAGTTTTTGGCGTATAATCAAGTTTTTCACAACAGATATTGATAGCTTTTGGCAGCACAGTGAGCACTTCACTATCTCTTGTATGTACGTGACCAAACAGAAAAACTTCACATTCACTATAGAGGGTTTTTACTGTTTCGTTTCGTTCTATATAAGGGTAATGAAATACCAACACTTTTCCGTCGTAGTAGTAGTCGACTACTTCGTTGAAGCCAATCTCCAGCATACTCTTTTTCGATCTGTCATGATTTCCATGAACAAGAATTTTATATCCGTTAAGCCGATGGCAGATGCTAGTGGCGATATCCTTTTTGCAAAGCGCAAAATCTCCTCCGTGTATTACTACATCGTCTGATGAGACGACCGAATTCCACCTTTGTATTAAATACTCGTCCATTTGCTCAAGACTGGCAAATGGACGGTGTTCATATCGGATGATATTTTTATGTCCAAAGTGTGTATCACTGAGGAAGAAGGTTTTCATGCCATGTGTTAAATTGTAGTTGTTCCTTATATCGCAGGTAGATGTAAATACCCATGTCTTTCCCGCAGTAGAATTTACGTTCTACAACAGCGAAGTCTATTGGAATATTTACTCTTTGTGACTCCCAATTATGTAACCACGGCGCAGGGACAACGAGAGGCTGTGTTTTTCCGTCACATCTAACCGCCACATACTCACTCTTCGAACCTCCCGCCCAGTTGAGATTATGAAGAATGACATGATCGGTTTCAATCAATCTTATTCTTCTTCCTGTGTAATCTGGAAATGTAAGCTCAAGAACTCGCTTTGCTTGTTTACGCGTTAGTTTAATCTCTTGCTCTGACATTTTAACCTCTGCCTTTTTCTCGATTAAATTCGGTTATCCAGGCCAGGACAGGATCATCCTCAACTACAAGGAATACTCTTTCCTCATATTCTTCTCCTTTCGGAGTCAGCATGTAGTATTTCTTGATTTCTATAGAGACTCGATCAACGCCCAACCAGTCTTCGAGCCAGGGAGCTTCGTACCGTTCAAGGTTGCGAACGGAAGATAAAGTATCATTACTTGCTACCGAGTCCTCGTAGAGCCTTATTAGCTCTGCTCGGTCTATAACAAAATGATGGGTAAATTTCATTTAATCTACACCTCCTTCCGGAACAGGGTGCTGTAAGAGCCACCATCCCTCATCGAGCTGCACCGGCTCGAGTGGATGATCAGGACTTGTGATCAGCCCTTGGTAATGTGGATCTTTGATATAGACCAAGCGCTGATTATCAAGCGCGACTACCTTCTCCGCAAAGACTGCGTGGTTGTACAAAGTGACGGGCCTATTAGGGCGACGGACAAGATGTTCAAATTTTTCTGGTAGCCTCCAGCTCCAATAGTCCTCCTCTTCTTTAAATTTGGAGATATGTTTAACCTCCAAATGACCCTGATAGAGAGGTTTGGCATCAGACTCCATGTAAAGACTGTCAAACAAGACCCTCCTATCCTCACGAAACGTACAGTCCTCCGCTCTTGCGGCCATGACAAAAGCCGGGCTATCCACGAGTGTTCCTCCCCATATCACCCAATATGGGCGGATGTCTTCATTAACTGCTCCCAATCGCTCACCCGACCACGATTGGGGGTCCTCAACGAAACGTATGTTGGGATGATTCGGCTTTTCGTGGTAGCCAAGAGTATAAATTTCCACGTCCTCTAGGAGGACGTCAAGGTAAGGCTGGAAAGGAGCTGCATTCATCAGCTCTCGAAGAGGCCGCGAGGCGAGCCAGCTATAATTATTGCCGGCTCTTGTTGACTCGAGCCTCCCAAACAGTCTAGCTCTGTCCAACTTGAAAAATCCAGGGATCGGTGGAATAAAGACTTCTTTCTCACCATCCGACGTGATTTGATGAATTTTAATCATTTTATTACCTCCTTTTTTGTTAAGTTTTCTTTTTTCCACTGCTCGAACTTTTCGTCTGTGAATCCGACGGCGCTACGGCCGACATATTCCCCGCTTACATACCACTCTAGATTACCATTCCAACTCTCAACTGCGGGGCCGTCCAATCTATGCAATTTACCTTCTACCCACCATTCTTTAGTGCCGTTTGCGTATTCAACGGCTGGTCCATTGAGACGATGCCTTTTGTCGTTTACCCACCACTCCCGGCGATCGAGCACATCAAAATATTCTGGTCCATCGATTCCGTATAGATTATCCGCTTTATACCATACAGCTGTATTATGGATAATCTCAATTGCTGGTCCGTCTTCTTGGTGCAGCTCTCCGTTTTCATTAAAGTGCCTTGTGATGATACGGGTCTCTCTTACAGTAACGATTCGGTTGTTGTCTACTTCCATTTTTACCTCCTTTATTTTATCTTATTACATATATAATATAATACATTTATCTTCAAAAGGCAACCCCTATTTGTGGGTTGTGGATTCTTTTGTATAATACTATATTATGAATGATTCTATGAACCCATTGTTATTTATTGTAATTTTTCTTGTTTTTGTAGGCTGGATAGCTACACACCCGCCTATATCATTGCCTGCATATTCTGAACAAAAAGGAGATTTACATACTCTTACTGATAGTATTCAGGCCGTGAAGACGTTATATGAAAGTAATAAAGATATATATTCATTGTTGCATTACGAAACGTTATTACGTACTCTTGATTCTGTCGTAACATATCGCATCGATAGCTTGAATACAGCCCCTTTCACTGACGCATATATGTCTTTTGCGAAGCAACTCGCAAAACAGGACTCCCTCGACTGGAGTATTCTTTATGCTATTTGGTGGAAAGAGAGTGCTCTTTACCCACATGCAAAGGGAGACGGATCCAAGGGCGTATTTAGAGCCTTCGGAGCCGGACAAGCTCATCTCTCAACAGCGCGATTATATTACAATCCGACCGTAACTGAGCAGCAACTCCTTGATCCTATAATAGGAGCGCAGGCTAGCGCTGCTATTTTAAAAGCTTGTTTGCAAAAGACTGGAAATTATAAGTATGCAATTTCAGCCTATCAACAAGGTATTACAGCAGCTCTTCGAGACCAAAGAGAACACAGATTATCAAATCCAGAATATGTATTAGAAGTATTGTTTGCAAAAGACTGGAAATTATAAGTATGCAATTTCAGCCTATCAACAAGGTATTACAGCAGCTCTTCGAGACCAAAGAGAACACAGATTATCAAATCCAGAATATGTATTAGAAGTAATGGATTTCGCTCTGAATTTAAAACTCAGGCAAAAATAAGTGGTTGATTTTTTTGAATAGATTTATTATATTATATATGTAATAAGAAGAAAAGAGGTAATTTTGAGCCAAAAGCTTTTGTATTTTATTTATTGTATGTTATACATAAAACATAATGGAGGCGTGATATGAGATCGTACTGTACTGAATGTGGGACGAGTTTTACAGGAGAGGTTTGCCCTGTTAATGCTAGTCATTTTACGATGCCAATTCTTGAACCTTCGCAAGAACCAGCGTCTTTTATTCCAGCTAAGAAGGCAGAAGAAGGACGTATCTATTCACTCTACCAGAGTAACGACTATTCTAGCTTGTATCTCATTGTGAAAAAAGACATTGTAGATGATGAGGTATTATCTGTCATAGCTCGGAGGCTCCAAGATGCGAGCTGGCAAACAGTATCTATTTCCCCCTATACTCAGTTCGACAAAGATCCCGTCACTGACGAGATAGTCGAACAAAGGAAGAAAGCATGGATGCCTGCACAAAAGCCTGTCCGCGGGGTCGGGGAAGAGGAGCAGGATATTGCACCTGCGAAGGTTAAGAGAGGCGCAAGGACAGAGATATATCGTATGCTTGATGAGGGAGCCACTGAAGAGATGATTCGATCAGCTTTTCCCTCAATTCAACCCGCTACACTTAGAACCTACTTATATGTTTACAATCGTGCCCACAACAGATCAGAGGGAGCGAGCGGTCGGGAGTTTGGAAAGCCACAGCCTGGAATGAGAACCGAAATATATCGTATGCTCGATGAGGGAGCTACTGAAGAGATGATTCGATCAGCTTTTCCAAAGGCACATCCAGGAACGATCAAGTCCTATATATATGCTTATAACCGCGCTCATGGTATTACGTCAACAAAGGCTAAGAGAGGCGCAAGGACAGAGATATATCGTATGCTTGATGAAGGTGCTACTGAAGAGATGATTCGATCAGCTTTTCCGGCGATCCAGCCAGCAACACTTAGGTCTTATTTATATGCCTATAAACACTCACACAACAATAAACTAAATTAAAAGGAGGTCTATTATGCAAGAACAGCAGTCAGTCAATACGGCCAAGCGTGGAATGCGCGCCGAGGTATATCGTATGCTCGATAGCGGAGCCACTGAAGAAACGATTCGATCAGCTTTTCCATCTGCGAATCCTGTAACTCTCAGGTCTTACTTGTATGCGTACAATCACTCTCACGGCATCGTAAAAGCACGTCAAGGAATGCGGGCTCAGGTATACCGCATGCTTGACGGTGGAGCAACTGAAGAAGAGGTTCGTGCTGCTTTTCCGTCCGCGAATCCCGTAACACTTAGGTCTTATTTATACGCATATAAACACCGCGTTGGCAAACCAGATGCACAGTAATTAATAGTATAATATTATTTTCTTTAAATCCAAAACAAGCGGAGGTATATATTGGCTAATCAACAAGCATTACTGTCAAAGATTGATTCTCTCGCTGAAAAAGCCTGTACACTTATGCAAGAGGATGAAAAGGAAGAATTCTTTCGCAGCATCGAACAGAGCCGGTTCCGGTTTAAAGTACGATTGCTGCGAACTTATTACAAAGGCCCGCGAAAGGGACAACCTCGGGAACTTTACAAGGTTGATGGTGTCATCTTCAATCAGTTATGGGAATTGTTGCAACCCTACGCGGCAAAGTCTGCTTATCACAGTCACTACGGCAGACCAGACAGTGCAGCCGATATAGAGGACGACATTGCAGAGATTCGCTACTCGGTCTTCAGCATTCTACAGAAGTACGGACCGACACCTAATAACCAGAAGTTTTCACAGTTCTTCAAACGACTGGTTATTGAGATCTTACGAAACAGTGCCAATCGCGATGGGAGGTCAAATAAGAATAAGAGGAAGCAGGAAGTGCACAATCCCATTTCACTTGATCGCACTACTGATGAAGATGGAAATCCTCTCCTCAACACAATCCCAGTGGAAGAAAATGAATACCCTGAGTTTTGGTGCTCCCTTCCTGAGCAGCTAATTCCCGCAGTTAGATTAATTGTGACAGGAAGTTTGACACTGAAGGAAGCCGCCGATGAGTTACGGATTCCCGTCGTGGAGCTGAGAAGTCAGTTAAAGTCTGTAATAGCCAACATTGCGTAGAAAGGAATGCAAGAAACATTATGAAAAAGAGCATTTGTTTATTAAGCGGTGGATTGGATTCAAGTACCACACTTTTTGTTGCTAAATCAGAAGGTTACGATCTCTATACCTTGTCCTTTCTATATGGTCAGAAGCATAAGAGAGAGCTTTCCTGCGCGGAAGAGCTCTCTCTTATTGTCGGTGCGAAGATGCACAGGGTTGTCACATTACCAACTCCAACTGGCACCTCGTTGACTGGTAAAGCAGTACTCCCCACCGACAGAACTCTTGAAGAGATGTCAGTGGAGATTCCTACCACATACGTACCTGCTCGGAATACACTTTTTATAGCCTATGCTCTTCAGTTCGCAGAGGAGGTAGACGCTGATGCCATTTTCATCGGGGCTACAGCGCAGGATTTTAGTGGCTACCCTGATGATAGGCCTGAATACATAGAGGCTTGGCAGAAGCTGATAAATCTTGCTACAAAGAAGACGGTAAGTGGTGGGACAATTGAACTCAAGGCGCCGTTACTACATCTGTATAAAGCAGAAATTGTCGAATGGGGTCTCGAATTAGGAGTTCCCTATGAAAAAACGTGGTCATGCTATGCTGGGGGGAGCAAGCCTTGTCTCGAGTGTGATAGTTGCCAGCTGCGTATTAAAGGTTTCAAAGAAGCAGGACAACGAGACCCGCTAGTTGATGAAATAACCTGGGATCGGTTGCAAAAGATCGATAATAGGTATAGGTTGGTCTAATGTGCGGTATAACAGGTATACTGGTCGGAGGTGACGGTGCAGAAGCGAGAGCCATCTTTAAGCAACTACTGATTGCTTCAGAAATACGTGGACAAGATGGCACCGGAATTACGATCGGTCAAGTTGATTACGATGAACTCAAAACGCAAGTTCAAGTTGATCGTAATCAACTTGTAACTTTTCGATCTCCTCTAAAAGCCTCACAAGCTGATCTTGATACTTACCTTAAGTATATTGGGCATGCTTCGATGGCCATTGCTCAGAATAGACTTGCAATCTTTGGATTGGGGCATGAGAATGATCAACCTCTCGTAAACGATAAAGCTAATGTTGCTATTGTGCATAACGGCAACCTAATAGCGTATGAAGAGAGGTTTAAGTACTGGAAACTGCCTCGAAAACTGCAAGTGGATTCTGAGTTAATTCTTCGTATTATCGAGATATTTGGGATTGAACTAGCTGAGGATTATCTCAATGCTCTTGATGGCGACATGGCTATTTTAGCACTTGCTGATAATGAACAACATGAGTCAGCAATTTACGCATACCGACGCTATAAGCCCCTCTTTACTGTTGTCGTAAATCGTAACCGATATTTCTTCTCAACTGAAAGAATAGGAAGAAAAGTCTTTTCAGCCGGAATAGAATTTCACAAAATAGAAGCCAATCGGCTTCACAAGTATACCATATAGAGCATAAGTGAAAGAATATCTACCTTCTCATCACCAGGACAACTGTCAAGCTTGTCCTTTAGCACAGCTTGGGAGAACACAGGTTGTGCATTCCGTATTACCGAAAGATGCAGAGGTTCTTCTTATAGGAGAAGCTCCAGGCGAGCAAGAAGATAAACAAGGAAGGCCGTTTGTTGGTCCTGCAGGCGATGAACTAACCTCCGCTTTACTGTCTGCGGGGTTCACAAGAGACGCAGTTGCTGTAGTGAATGTTTGTAGTTGTCGCCCGCCGGCAAATCGCGCGCCTACGCGAGAGGAGGCGAAGGCCTGCTTTGAGTTTCTTGATAAAGAAATACAAGAACTGAAGCCAAAGGTTATCGTTACACTGGGTACAACCGCATTAGCAAGTTTGATTCCTGGCGCAAGAGGCATTACGCAGATGCGCGGTCGATGGTTTGAGAGTGAGAGATATAATTGTTTAATTCTCCCCACTTACCACCCAGCTTATGTTCTCCCCATGCGCCATCCCGAAGCAAAATCGTTATTGATCGGGGATCTAAAGAAAGTAAAAGACTATTTAGATGGTAAGATAACAGTAAATGCGCGGCCAGAGTTTACACAGTACCAGATAAAGACGGAGAGACAATTAGATTGGCTTGTTGATGTTTTGAATAACGTTGATGTTTTCTCCTGTGATACAGAGACGACGAGTCTTAACCACCTCCTCGCCAAAATTTTTATCATTTCCTTCTCTTGGGCGGATGCAGTCGGTGCGTTTATTGATACGCGCTATATTAATTTCCCTGAGTCGGTATTATGGGAGAAACTGAAACTAATATTGGGAAATCCAGCGAAGAAAATTTTTCAAAATGGGAGTTTCGATATTAAGGTCTTTATGCGCTACGGCATTAAGGTGCGTAATTACTATTGTGATACATTATTAATGCACCATCTCTTGCAAGAAAATAGCAATCACGGACTGGATATTCTTGCTATGGAGTATACAAATTATGCTGGGTACTCCATTCCATTGGATCAGTATGTGACACAGCATAAACATGACGACGACTTTGACTACTCGCAGATACCGATTGAATTGCTTCATCCCTATGCTGTTCTTGATGCAATTGTGACACTCGCTTCTTACAACGCAATGCTCCCGTTGATTTACGAAGAGCATCTAGATGAGTTGCTCTTTACTCGTGTGATGCCCGCACAGAAATTATTGATGCAGGTTGAGTATTATGGGGTAACCATTGACAGAGAGTATTTAACTCAGTTGCAGCAGCGCTACGAAAAGGATTTGAAGCACAAGATGGATCTTATTATGCGCGTTCCCGAAGTTATGAACTACAAGAACAGCAAGGAGATTGCTATAAGAAGAGAGCTTGAACGAACGTATGCGCAACGTTTTGTTAAATCAGCAAAGTTTCAGCGCGATTTCCCGACCTTTCAAAGTTATTTTGATTCATTACCAGAACACAAGAAGACGTTCGTTTTTAATCCTCAGTCTCCTACTCAGCTAAGAGAACTGCTCATCGATCGAATGCACTTACCTGTATTGAAATCGAAAACTAGCTCAAAGGGAGAAAATCCCAGTCTTGACAAATCCGTCTTAGAGGAGTACGCAAAGACAAACAAGTTTTGCTCATTATTAGCTGAACACCGGAGCTTAGCAGGTTTGAAGGCTAAGTTTGTCGACGGGATGCTTGAGGCAAGCGCTATTGATGGCAAGGCTCACACGGAGTACTTACTCTTTGGTACAGTAACGGGGCGTCCGTCAAGCCGCAATCCAAATCTTAATAACATACCAACGACATCTACCTCAGCTGAGATAAAGAATCAGTTCATACCAGACAGTCCCGATGACTGGATTGTTGAAGTTGACGGATCACAAATGGAATTTCGTACCTGGTGTAATTACAGCCAAGATCCTCAAATGTTACACGATCTTGAACAAGGTGTAGATATACATAAGCTTATGGCTGCTGCAGGTAAGGGTGTAAATATTCCGAAGGGGGATTTGTCAGATCAGGTTTATAAAGAGATTGTAAAAGATGTTACAAAAGCACAGCGTCAAGAAGCAAAAGCAATTGTTTTTGGAGTCATGTATGGGCGCAGTTCAAGAAGTGTGGCGGCACAACTCGGCATCAGTGAAGCTGCGGCTCAAAAAGTAGTAGATAAGTTTTTTGGGCGCTATCCTGTAGCAAGAACGTGGATATTGAAGACGCAGGGGTTTGCACGCGTTAATGGGTATGTTGTTAATCTGTTCGGGCGGAGACGCCGGCTGTTGAAGATTAATTCGAAGATACCCGCTGAGCGGGAGGAGGCACTGAGACAAGCGGTTAATAGTCCTATCCAAGGCGGAGCTTCTGATATAGTTCTCGGGGCTGGTATACGTATTTACAGGAGATTTGCAGAAGTGGCGCGTACAGAGGGCCTTCTTACATTCCCTGAAAATCGTTTAATTCTAACGGTTTACGACTCGCTGTGCTATACTCTCCAAGACAAAAGCGCAGATAGGGGAATTGAGATAATATATGAAGAGATGACGCGACAAACAGAGAAAATTACCGTTAAGTTAGATGCATCGATAAAAATCGGAAAGCGTTGGGGTGAAACATTAGAGTTTCCTAAGCCAACACTTAATTGGCGTGAGCTATATTATGAATTCATACAAAAAGGGAGGTCAGTATGAAAAAGGGACTTACTTGGGCAGTGAGAGAGGTTGCAAAAACCGAACCCTGCTCCCAGCATCCTCATCAAATGAGCTGGTGGTTGAAACACGTTCATTTGAAACTCGGCGAACCAGTATTATACAAGCCGGAGAAACATTTATTTAAAGCGCTAGAGCGTTTATCAAAGGATGGTAAACAGCCAGCAGTTGTACGAAGAGTAAAGCGGGGAATTTATAAATCAATCGGTTACAAGCGTCGAAATACAGAAGATTTGTAATATAGTTCAAGAGAAACAGGAAATTAGAAAGGAGTTACAGTGGACAAAATTTTAATCTATAGTAAGGAAGCAAGAGAAAGATTAAAGCAAGGTGTTGATAAAGTTGCTAATATGGTAAAAGTAACGCTCGGTCCAGGAGGACACGTTGTTGTACTCGATCGAGTATTTGGCTATCCTGCGGTAACAAAAGATGGAGTTACTGTTGCAAAAGATGTTGACGTTGGTGATCCAGTTGAACGTTTAGGAGTAAAGCTTGTTCAGCAAGTAGCACAAAAGACCGCTGAAGATGCTGGTGATGGAACAACAACAGCCACACTTCTCACTCAGATGATGCTGAATGAGGGGTTGTTAATGCTCAATAATGAAGTTAATGTGGTAAAGCTTGCAGAGGGGATACAACGCGCTGTAGATGAAGCGATACGTTTTCTTGGGCAAAAGCGAGTTCCTATTGAAACATTAGATCAGATTTCCCAGATCGCTACTATTAGTAGTAACAACGATGCAGAGATAGGAAATTTGATCGCGAAAGCTTACAATGAGGTGGGCAACGATGGAGTGGTAAGCTTAGATAACTCGCGTACTTCCGAGACTACAGTTGAGATTAATTCGGGAATGCAGCTCGATAGAGGCATGGCTTCTATTCACTTTGCCGATACACCAACGTCAATGAAAGCGGAGTTGAAGGATGCTCTCGTTATTTTATATGACGGAAAGCTAAGCGATCAGAGGCGTTTGTTAGATTTCTTCAATCCAATGATGCAACAATATCCTGGTGTACCTGTATTACTCATTGCGGATGAATTTGATACATTCGTTTTGCAGGTGCTGGCCGCGAATAATGTGAAGGGTACAGTTAGAATACTCGCAGTGCAGACTCCAGGCTTTGGTGAGTATCAAGATGAAGTTATGAATGATATCGCAGCAGTTGCAAAAGCTATTCCCTTCTCAGAGAACGCTTTCAGGTCATTTACCTATGAAAATGCGCATTGTTTAGGAAGGGTTGCTAAAGTTACCGCAACAAAGAACGAAACTGTGATAGTTGGTTATTCCGATAATGCGGAAAGAATAACAACACGCGCTCAGGAGATAAAGGAGCAGATTGAAAATGCTCCTACTCAGTATGACAAGCAAAGAATACAGGAAAGACTTGCGAGATTGACCGGTGGTATTGCAGTTATACGAGTCGGAGGTGCTACTGAGGCTGAGCAGAAAGAGAAAAAAGATCGTGTTGAAGATGCTTTGCATGCAACGCGAGTAGCCATTCGCAGCGGCGTGCTTCCTGGCGGCGGTATTTCTTATTACCGAGCCTCCGAAGCAGTATACAGGCTTATGGAGAGAAATCCTGATAAGTATGGCACGGACGTACTTAATGGAATGGGTATTGTTGCACGCGCCTTAAAATCGCCTCTAAAGACGATTTTAAATAATGCTGGATTGAATTATGAGACAGTTGTTGAAAAGCTTAATAGTACAGACTTGGCAGATACAGAAAAATTTTCCTATGGAATAAATGTAAAAACCTTACAATATGGAGATTTGCACAAACTTGGTGTGATTGATCCTTACGAAGTTGTTAAGTCTGTTATAGAAAACGCAGCTTCTGTTGTAAAGTTGCTGCTCATTACGGAAGGCGCAGTTGCAATGACTGAAAAAGACAAGAAAGAGCTGATTCAAGATCCAAAATTACACTAAAATTTGAATAATTTACAAGAAATTACTGAAAATCTCGATAAAATAGTTGTAGCCTATTATTATCGGACTGATATTTTAGCTAAACTCGCACAGTTTTTTGAGCAATCTTTGCAAGAAAATGCGCGTGCGTTGAATTATCTCACTTCTGTACGCGGTTTAAGTCATGAAATTCTTAAAAAATATCGCGTTGGTTACTGTCCCTCAACGGATTTAGTGCTGAAATTTGCACAAGATAACAATATTGGTATTGCAGATCTTGTGTCAACAGGCGAATTACACCTTTTGGAAGACGGAACATACAGAATGAGACAAAGTGGCAGAGTTGTTTTTCCTTATACTGATTTTGAAGGGAGAATCACAGCCTTTTTTGCTCGGAGTTTAGAAGAACACCCCCAGATTAAGTATATAAATAGTCGCAACAGCTTAACCTTTTTTAAGGGTGCAACTTTTTACGGACTATCTCAAGCCTTAGACGCCATTAAACAAGAATGCTGTGCTATTCTTGTAGAAGGAAGTATTGACGCTCTATCGATGGCAAATGCTGCTTTTGCAAATGTGCTCGCTGTTGGTACAGCCGGCTTGACAGAATATCAAGTTCTTTTATTGAAGTTACTTACTAATAAGGTTATTACAATCTTTGATAATGATGCCGCCGGAAGAAAAGCAACCACTGTAACCGCTAATCTTTGCCGAAGTTATGCCTTAGAACACATTTCTATTGATATTTCCCCCCTTGCTGTAAAGGATATTGACGAGGCGTTGCGCAAGTTTGGCGCGCAGCCGATTGCGCAAATATATGCTACTCTTCGATAAGATTTCCACTCCTACATTTTGAATCTTTGCCAGTTTCCATCTAACTATCATAGAAGTAATAAGATAAGAGAGAAAGAACATGAGCCTCAATCAAAGTATACGCAGTTTTTACAGTATTACGAAGAGTATGCAGCAGAAAATTGATGCTGTAAACAGTATGCTCAAGAAGGGAAACGCCCCTATTCGTAAGACCGCCTCAAAAACCGCAGTGAGAGAGATATTGCTGAAGGAAGCTTTAGCAAGCAAACGGTTCAGCAGTATCGGCTATGGTTTGTATAAAGAAGCGGATACGGCTGACGACTACGGGCGAATTTGGGTCAAAAAAGTATTCGAGGATCCAAAGACGGGCAGCAAGGAAGAGTGGCTTGTTGTGTACTCTGACGATAAGGATGACATAATCCGCCAGCTTGCAAGCGAGCAATGGAGGGGATTGCGTAAGCAAGCGGGTTACGATGATGATATACGCAAAAGGTGCCCCTACTGCGAGGTTGAAATGGTCGAGACTCCCGATGGAGAAGATTTAGAGTGTCCGGAATGTGGATATACAAGAAGCAAGCGAGCTTCACTTCAGAGGGCTGCAGGTGTCGTTGAAGAAGAAGTTGAGGTAGAAGTTGAACCTGAGGTTGAACCAGAGGTTGAACCTGACATAGAACCAGAAGTTGAGCCTGACATTGAACCCGATATAGAACCAAATGAGGAACCAAATGAACGTCCGAGTCCGTTCAGATTTCCTCACATACATCCAGAAGAAGCGCCCAGACCAAAGGCATTTCAGCGTTTAGCGCACATTGTAAGAGAGGATGGAAAGTGGTATGTTTACAACAAGGATAAGTCGAAGAGGCTGAGCAAGGGGTATAAGGATCGAAAGGATGCCGTTAAGAGATTACAACAGATAGAGTATTTTAAACATCGTAAAGCAAGTTTGGAGAAAGAAGCTGTTCATCCTCCAGGAAGAAAGCACGAGGTGGAAGAGTTGAAGAGACTAAATATACCAGAGGGAGAGGCTTTTGCCATCTCCTGGAAACAGTATAATCAGTATGGCGAACCAAAACATCATACTGAATACTACAAGAAACATCACAGAAAGAAAGAAAAGAAGAGCGCGCGCGAGGAGTTGGTTGATTTGCTCATTAAACAAGCTTCTACCGAGGTTATCGATGTTGAAGGAACGAAGACATGGTTTACCGATGGAGAGGTAAGTCGTCTTGATGGACCTGCGATTATACATACTGATGGAAGCAAAGAGTGGTGGGTAGACGGCAACTTTGTTGGCGCTTCTATAAAAGGCTTTACGGACGCAGATTTTGAACAGTGGAAGAAAGCACACTTCGGTAGATCTTCTTCTGCTAAGATGGCGGCTTCTCAAGTAAAGCCGAGTGACATACCTCTTGCTCCTGGAATAAAAGAGAAAGAGATAGAGATGCGAGAGAGTGGCGGTCAGCAAAATGCTACAGTCTCTGTAACTTTTAACGATGCAGAAAAGGGGCTGGATTTCTATTTAAACAATATAGCAGAGGCTCCGAAGCCAGCAGAAGTGCCACCAATGGTTAGCCAGCAGCTAGCGCAAGCTCAGACACCTCCTCCACCACCGCAGCCGCAGCCACAGAAACAACAATCAACGATTCTCACTTCGAGAACGGGGATTCCGGAGGTAATGCTTTATCGCGACTATATTAACGGCATAGTAAGATACAGTTATGTAGATGAGTATGGTGATGAACAATTTGTTCCGATGCCAAAAATAGAGCGAAAAATAGGAAGCCTTATACAGAGGCCAGATAGACATGGAATGATGCGAGTAGCTGGCTTTATCGATCGTAAGTTTCTGCCAAAAGAGGATCTGATAGCAAAGTTAGCAGAAGATGTTTCCGATACAGTACCGCCAATGGCCTGGACAACAGGAAATGGTAACGATGTTGGTAGACCCGCTGGAGCCGGAGCACCATTGCCCCAGCAGCCAGAGCTGAAGAAAGATCAGCAAGAAGATGAGAAGGTTTTGTACGATAGCGAGGAAGCAGAAGAGGAGGGGCCGGAGTATCTAGTAAAAGTGCATCCGGATGATAAAAGTGTGACTGTCAAGTTTGAAGAGAATCCAGAGGAAGAGAATCTACATAAAGCTTTAGAACAATCACCTCCTCCACCTCCGTCAACACCGCCAATGCCGATCGTTAACCAGCCTGAGACGAACAATGCAGGCGTTCCCAATTCAAACGTGGAGTTTTAAATGATTATACCACCAATTGACGGCCCAATGAAAGAACACAAACCCGACTGGTTTAATGAACAGGAAATAAGAGAAGCTGCTAAACCGATTCTAAAGGCTCAAATAAGAAAGTCAGCTTCTTCAAGGGGCAGTGAGCCTATTACTGCACAGTATTTCTGTTCAGATTGTCGGAAGGTTTATCAAGCAGACGATAAGAGACTGGTTTTTCAGAAGAACGCTTCAAAGAATGCTTCATTAACTTGTCCACGGTGTGGAAAAGAGCTACGCATTTACAGGCAGGTTCGAAAGATTGAGCATGCGCAGCCCGCCGAGAGACAGATAGTAAAGAAAGCCGCTCTAGGTGATGCTAAAGGACAAACCTATAATACATATGTCGATCAGGTGTATTACTGGAAAGCCATTGATGCTCTTCAGAGCCACGTGGCTCGTATGGGATTTCCTCAAGCGAGGGTACGCTATATCTCAAGCGAGCACACAAAACAAGCTGGTCAAGCTTATCCGACCCTTAACACGATTAAATGTGCGATTCAATGGGAATATGCTAAAAAGTCGAATGCGATATCTTTTGCAACCGCAAAAGTATATGCCTCTGTTTCTTTTGATGAGGCTGGCCATATCAATCTTCCTACCGTATTTACGAATGCACAAGGTGTACAGTTCCCGTTTGATAAGCAGAATTTAGAAGCACAGCAAGGTATGCAACGAGAACCGAATGTGGGAATGAGATTTGATCAGCGTGGTGGACAGGTTCCTGTTACTTATCGCGAAAGAGAGATATGGCAATTTAGAGCGGCTGCACAACATCGAGGAAATAAGCTTATAAAGCAAGCATCTAGTACCGCTAAAGAGGAAGTTCATGAAGTAAACGGTCAGCTGCATAATACAAAAGGACCAGCGGTTGTACATAAAGACGGCTCCAAGGAATACTGGTTTGAGGGACAGTTGCATAGAGAGGATGGCCCTGCTTTAGAAGGGAGTGACGGCTTCCAGGCTTGGTATAAACATGGATCCCTGCATAATACAAATGGTCCTGCTGTTGTATATGCAAATGGTGATAAGGAATACTGGGTTGATGGAAGGTTTGTTCGCAAGGTAAGTGCAACTCAGGAGAAGAAAGCCGATTTTGGCGATTATATTGAACACAAAGACTTAAGGCAGATGTAGAATGGGTGCTATTCAGAGACGATTCTTTAAGAAACAAGCCGATGGGAGTTGGACTCCAAATCTGACTCAACCACAGCAACCACAGACAGCTCCTACGCCGTCACAAACTGTGCAGCCTGGACAAAAGATGATGAATATGCAGACTGGAGAAACTTATAATGTCGTTCGTCAGGTTCCAGGAAAGGGAACAGTAGTCCAGAACGCGCAGACAAATCAACAAGGAATAATTCCTGAGAACCAGCCAAATCCCAATCTCGTCAATGTAGTTACAAAACAAACATTGGTGGATGCTTTAGCTAAGCAGGCTACGGACGGCACATCGAAAACTTCCGATCTTGACAAGGTACTTAAGGGAGTACTAGATGAGGTACTACCTGATTCCGAGCGCAATATTCCTGCTCAAGAGTTGCGAGAAGCGGAACAAAACTTTGATTCCAGTCTCGACGACTTAGAGGAGATTCATAGAAGTCCTGATGAGGCAACTATTGACGAAGAACAAGATGAAATAGCCGATAGATTGGATATGGCAGAAAAAGATCTTGAGGGTCCTTGGGATAGTGATCATGAAGAACAGGAAATTAACAAACTTGTTGATATGAGCAAACGTGATATTAATTATTTGAAAGATGAGTTACCTGATACAAAACCAGAACAGGTTCAAGAAGAGAGAGATGAGGTCTTGAAAAACTTATCACAAGCTAAAGAAGATGCTCAGGAAAAAGAGAAGAAAACTTCTCCCGCAGCTGCGAAAATAGTGGATGTTCTCGGAGTAAAGAGTTCTTGGGAGCAGAAAAAGAAAGAGCTTTTGGCAAAACAGGCGGCAGATCCTTATACTGTCGGTTATACAAACAAGCGCAGGGTTGATGAGAAATTGAAGAAAGAAGCCGCTTACAGTGCTCCTGACCCCAGACACATCAAGGATATTCATGGACACGATCCCGCAACAAATGCTCCAGTCCGAGAAACCCGCGACATACGAATAAGGCTCGATAATTTCCCAATTGGGGAATCAGAGGCAGATTCTAGTGGACTCCCGACTGATCCGACGAAGCAGAAGGGGTATCGAATCCCGTTTAGAGAGATGGATGAAAAGCAGGTAAGAGAAAGAGAGCATTTTCCCAATCAAGATAAATTACCGCTTTACAATATGAAGAGAGAGGAAATAAGTCAGTATTTAAAGAACTCCAATCCTGAGAGAAATTACGGTATTGCAAATTCTACGGAACCGCATGAAGAAGAAGCTATAAAACAAGAAAAGAACAAGTTCAGTACAGAAGAGCTTGAGTTGAGGGAAATAATCGGTATTTCCAAAGTGGCGGACAAGGAAGAGTCTGCAGAGGAAGAGGAAGGCGTGAAGGAGGGCCCGATTCAGTTTAAGGTTCTGCAGAAGGCTCCGCCAATAAAAGAATATGAGGAGCCTGCTCTTATAGGGCCAGCGAAAGATAAGGTAAAGGAAGCGATAACAAAGTTGCACAATGCTCAGAAGGAGCTGGCCGATATTAAAGCAGAGCTAGCAGAGAAATTAAGACCTCTGCAAGAACAGTCACTTGAAATAACGAAAGAGTATAATCCTAAAATAAAGAGTGCAGAAGACAGTGTAGCATCTTATCTGAAGATGTTGTACGAGCAGATCAGCGAAACAGAAAGTAAAGTTGTTCACTACGAAGATTTTATAATCGCTCGTGTAGAGCGTATGACCAACCCAACGAAGACTCCAACGTTAAACGAGGTGATTGAGAGAGCAGGTCAAATAAGCAAGGACCTGCAGAGTCAGATTATCGAGATCAAGAAGAAATTGCAGGAAGAGAACATGTCTTCCGTTCTTGAGCGATATCTTTACAAGTATCCAATTTCTAAATCTCATGAGAAGAAGATTACCTCCTCTTTGAGTTCTGCCGATCCTGTTTTTTCTATTATTTCCTGGCTAAGAGGGGTAATAAAGAACTTCCTGGATATAAATGAGATGTTAGATCAGGAATTGGAAGAACAAGACGCTTTTTGAGAGCTCCTCACAATAGAGCTTTACAACACAGTCGGAGTCAAATATGATAAAGTTAACAAACTTTTTTAAGGATTGTCCTAAGTGCGGGCGCCCTTTAAGACTCGATTACACGGAGCAAACAAGGATTTGCCCAAACTGTAAGACAGAAGTACGGTTGGCAGAAAATGAACGAAGATTTGTCGAGAGGAGAGCGTTGGATAATAGAAAATCTGCGCAAGCATAGTGATAGCGTGCAGATTCCTAGAAGGCGACTCTGCAAGATTTGTCAAGTCTTTAAGGATGATGAAGAGACCTTTGCAGAAATAACTCTAGATATCGTCCTGCAACGTAGGACCTGGGTGGAAATAATGCAGGTCTACAATCAAAAGCTTCCTCCTGGAGTCCCTCCCATTACAGAGATAAATATAAATTCCCATCGTCGTCATACTGATCCAGCACTCGTTGCTATGGCATTTTTACATAGCAAGGGGCAGCCAGTAAATGAAGCCGAGCTGTTGAAAGAACTTTTTCGACAGAAGCTAAAAAAGGAAATCGATCAGAGGCTTATTCATAATGAGATTTTCAGACAGAGAATAAGCAATGTTGAGGCGATACAGACACGAATAGAAGGCTTAAAAGAGAAGCTAAAATCGTCAACGATTGATGATAGAGAGTTAAGAGAGCTCGATCGTCTCATAGTAACGGCTGATGCCATTTATGGGGAAATACAAAAGATAGTATTAAGAAGCAAAGAGATAGAGAAGGGCACACCTAATACTCTTATTCAGATCAATCAAAACTTTATTAATAATGTAGAGGCCACTTTGCAAACGTACGCAAAGGAGGTCGCGGATTTCTTGCTACTTGATGTATTCAAGGACGATCCCGATAAAGGGAAACAAGTAGCTCTTACTCTTATGCAAATGTTGCAGAAGCTTGTCACTCCGTTGTTGCCGAAACCACAGGAAGTAGCACAGCCGGTCGAGTATAAGGAGGTTACACAGATTGAACAACCCTCCGAGATTAAAAACAACAATTAGCATTAGGGACATATGATAGATCTTACGTCTACCATTGAAAAGCGAGCTAATGAGCTTCAACTAATCCTTCCGAGGGAAGTTCCCGATGCGTTTCAATTTCTTGTTGCTGATAGTAATTATGTTAATATCGATGCTACTCCTTTTCAGAGACTCATAATAAAGCTTCGTTACAATCTATTTGAGCAGTATCCTCCTGATGAAGAAGAGCAGCGATTAATCAAACTTGAGAAGGATCTTTGGGGAATTACTCTCCCCCTTACACAAACCCAGCGAATAAAGTATCTAACGCTTATAGTTGGAAGACGAGGGACTAAATCGACAATCTCTGCTATGATGGCAGCTAATGATATGAAGGATTTGATTTGTCTTGGAAATCCGCAGCAGTATTACGGAATGCAAGAACGTTATCCGATCCATATTCTGCATGTTGCAGCAAAAGAGAGTCAAGCGCAGGATATGTTTGCTATTACAAAGAATATTATAAAAGGAACGAAGTTTTTTGATCGTTACATAAATTTCAAAGACGACAATACGCAGGAACTCGGTTTCTTCTCACCATATGACCTGTTAATGAATGAACGCATTAAACGGGAAAATCTCATGCTGCCGAGAGGGGTGCAGCGAAAGAATTTATTACCTGGTAGTCTCAAGATTGAATCTGTCACAACTTCTGGTGCGACCAATAGAGGAAAGGCAATAAAAACGCTGATCCTTAGTGAGCTGGCACACTTTCAATTTGCAAGAACCGACGATCTAGATTCAGTGTATTCAAGCAGCAATCAAACCGATCACGCTATTGTTACAGCTCTTGTGCCTTCTGTGAAGGACTTCGGCGAGGATGGAGTTGTTATAATTGAAACCAGCCCATCAATAAAGGCCGGTGAAGCATACAAGTATTATTGCTTATCAGGCGGTAAGGAACAGGATTTACCTGAAGGAATGCACCCAGATGATATTAAACCACTGGAAGGCTATCAATGTGTGCAATTTGCTACTTGGGAAGTGTCGCCCATTATAACATCAAAAGAACAGTTGCGTGATGAATTTATAAAAGATCCGGTATTCGCGGAGATGGAGTACGGTGCTCATTTTGGCAACCCTGCTGCTCAGTTTGTTCCCGAAGCGGTTATTAATTTAGTTCCTGTTCCAGGAAGATCAATATCTCGCTTTAACAACGGAACGATTCGTTACTGTATTACTCTCGATCCTGGTGGGAAGGCAAAAAGAAAAGCAGCGGATACCTATGCAATAGCTTGGGGACACTATGAGTATGAAGATTATGACCAGAACAAGGTGCATTATTATGTCGATGGAATGCATGGATTTGATGCGGAGTTACGTCAGCTACCAGGAGGCGCGATAGAACAAATTACAGTCGATCCCGATGTAGTAATTAACTTCGTATTAGATCTTGTAAGGGATCTCGGTGGAGCAAACTTCATTGACGAGATAGCTTTCGACCAATTTGAAAGCACTGCTCCAGTTTCAAGATTACAGTCTGTAGGCTTGCCTGCAATAGAAACAACATTTACAAATAAGTACAAAATGGCCATTTTTGGCGCGCTCCTCTCAGAAATGGAGACGGGACACTTGCATATGTACGGAGACGATGCAGGAGGCTATGTTGCTCGATGGAAATTAGAGATGAAGTATTTACAGCGTGTCATTTCTGGCAATTATATTTTTTATTCTCATCCTACAACAGGCCCAGTACAGCATGATGACTTCGCCAGTGTAGTGGCCAATCTTGTATATCGCCTCTCATTAAGAGCAAAGCCAACGAAACAGACGACGCAGGAACTTGCCCGAAAAGGCTCAAAACCTGTATACTCTCCGCAACATCTTGTGCCTATTGCTGGGCCGAGGTTATTTAGTACAGGAGGTGTAACTCCGATTGATAGATTGCGGAAAAGAGGAAGGTAATGAAAGTTAGTGTATTATAATAAATGAGAAACGCATATGGATCTAACAACAAATTTCGACGCAGTAGCAACCGCTATTAGAAATAAGTTGCAGGTATCACTTTCCTATCAAAAGAAGACCACAGGCGAGATTGTTCAACATACTGGAGGAATCTACGAGATAGGGGCTAATAAATCTGGTGAAACTGTGATTTGGCTATGGGACACTATGAGAAATGATACCATAAGACAGTTCTTAGTCAGCAATATTATCGATTTTCAAGTTCTTAATATTCCGTTTCAAACAAACGGAATGTGGCCACTAAAGATCAACGGAGAAATTGTAGGAGTGTGAATGAAAGTCATTTTATTTTTTAATGAGCAGCAAGTTACATTTGAGGCTTCCTCTCTTGAAGCCGTGTATGGTGGGATAGAGGGGGCAGATTTAGCCTTCTCTTTCTCCCTCGAAGACAAGGCGGTCGAGAAAGCGGTACAGGATGTAGCGAAAAGACTCGCTACACTAGGTTCCGCTGCCGAGCCAGAGTCGCAAGCGGAAGGCGCGGCATCCGAGGAGACAGTACAGCAACGTAATGAGAGGTTAAAAGCGAAAAATATTCCTGCTCTCGGCGTGGCGTCTCCGACCGAAGTAGATAGTCTGAGTTCACCTGTTCAGTCCTTCAGTTTTCAAAATCTTATATTCAGCCCTTTGCATCAGAGTAAATTAAAAGCCTTTCGAACAACCAAAGCAGTTGAGTTTATGTCTACTCCTGTTTCGGGCATGCGAATGGTAGGAGAGACATTTCTATCGACAAATGCTCATGCGTTTGAAGAAGAGAACTGTGTAGAGAATGCAATTTCTGAATTGGTAGATCTTGAAGCAAATTACTTAATAAAGCTAAGAGAAGCTTATCCTGAAGCCAAGTTGTGGCAGGGACACATGCCCCAGTTTACGCCAGCTCCTCCTAATGAAAAAGATCGTGAAACCTTTAAAGTAACAGAGAAGATAACAGCCTATGCGCTCACACCACGTTAAACAAGCTGATTTATACTTTAACACTGTTTTTACTGTTGTGCCAGCTGGATTCAATCCAGTAGCATTCGGTATCCTTCCACAAGACCAGCACATCAATCGCAAGTATGTGGTTGTATGGGCTGATTACGACTCTATAAAGGGTTTTGATGACAGAGAGAAGTGGAGCATTTGGGAAATACGATTGTCAGATAAGGACAAACAAGAGCTTGTGCATCTGCCAGGAAACAGTGTGTTTGGATTGCAGTATGTTTCGAATCGATGGCCAATGCGACAGATCAAATCAAGACCTGCAACTGACAAGGAAGACTGAGTGCTTGTAAGTATAATACATTGGATGAACAATCCCCCTTGGAAATGGCTGGTTGTTCTTATCATCGGGCTAACTACTTCACTCGTAATTGTTGTACGTACCATGCAAAGGCAAGCAAGAGAGCTTGCATTGATAAAACAGCAATCGCATCAAAATGAGTTAGCCTACCAGCAACAGCTGCAACAAAAGGCGGATTCAATACAAATTCTTGCTGTGCTAAGTACAAATCTTGAGCATGACAAGAAGAAGATGTTAATATACATCCAGCAGATGCAGGTTGTGTTGGATAGTTTTAAAAATAATGGCAATGCGCTTGCTAATACTCTCAAGGATAGCGCAGGAAACAAGTACGTCAGAGTCAATTTTGAGGGACAGGTAAATAAAGTTTTCTTTTACCATGGTTACACGGAGTATTATTTGCCTCCTTCGACTCTCGCTCCCTCCTATCAGTTAACGGGTGTATTTGCACCTATTCTTACTACTGACTCATTATTTTATGACTATGCAAATAAATTGCTCCTATCAAAGACCTCTTCTCTTGTTCCTGGGATCAAGATACAAAATGTACATGTTTACATCGATTCGAGCGTGTATAATGGTCTCATGACCGTGGTAGAAAACAAAACTGTGCAGACAGTACGCGCTTTTCCTCCACTTGGCGTGCTTTTGAGAGCGAATTTAGGTTTTGACAACGTAAACAGTAGCAATCATACCATCAATCTTAACCTTGATGCAAGTGCCATGTTGTATTATAAGTATATGAACATCACTTATTACCCCTTTGCTAGGTATGTATCACTTGGCGTATTTTACAATCTTGACATAGCAAAAATAGCTTCAAAGCTCTTTTGATTCTTTTCGCTATAATAGCTAATTATAAGAGAATCAAATTGTAAAACTTAGGTAGCATATGGCAGATTTTAAGCAAGCATTTAAAGACACAAGTAGCAATGAAGGAGGTTATAGTAATAATTCAAGCGATTCTGGAGGGGAAACCTACAGAGGAATAGCTAGGAAATGGCATCCGGACTGGAAAGGCTGGACTCACATTGATGCCATAAAGCAGCGTCTTTCTATAACGAATACGTTGGACTGTGACAACGATACCCGTCGAAAGCTCGAATTGGCACTTAAAGCTGATGAAGAATTGTCCACCCTTGTACAAGAGTTTTATAAACAGAATTATTGGGATGCTCTTAATCTTGACAATGAGGTTAGCCAACAAGTTGCAAATAAGCTGTTTGATGTTGCGGTAAATATGGGTTTGGCCACTGCGAGAAGTTTCTATAAAGAGGCAAAGCAGGCATGACGAGATACTTATTTATCTTTTTTGTTTTTTGTTTCTTTTCTTGCGGTTCTGATGGTAATCGCGGGGGCGTTGCAAATGAGAAACCCGCTGTGCAATATGTCAAAGATCTTCAACACGAGAATGACAGTCTACGTACACTTGTTGACAGCCTGAGCAAGTTCTGCGACAGTCTAAAAGTTCTATATAACGGACAAATTATGACATGTAAGATAACAGAACTGCAAATTAAGCGTTATGCAAAAATTGTTAAAAACAATCCAAGACAAGCGATCTTTTTAGAGGGCTGGATAGACAGAGCCTTTAGAGACGCTATAGGAAGGCCATTAAAATGAAGCTAAACGCGGTAGCTACCTTCGAGGTAGAAAATATCTCCTTCGGCGAGTTAACGGGAAAAGAAAGACGATGCGCGGAATGCCATCAGTTAATTACGGAAGGAGAGGAAGTCGTTATATTCTGCTTAACAAAGTATGAAAACGATAAAATAGAGTTGAACGATAATCTCATCTTTCTTCACTTAGCGGCTCCTTCTCAAAAAGGTTCCTGCGTTGCTGAGTATGTCGAAAAGGTTATCGCAAGCACCGAGTATGAAACTCCGACGCAAAGCAATGCCTTGCCTCCAGCAGAGAAAAGTGACTCAGCCGCCACACCAGCAACTGGTTCGTAAGACAATGCGTAGACGAGCGAATACATATCAAGATACAACACCTGATACTGGAAGACAACCAGAGGATATGGACTTTGCGCAACCTTATGACGATGAAGAGTTGCGCAGAGGCGGGCCTAACAAACAACCATATCAGTTTAATACCGACTGGTATGCTTATGCAGATGAAGATCAGCTGGAAGACAGTAGTCCTAGTAATAGATACGACAATGACATCCGACTTGTTAGTTCGCTTAAACTTGTATCTTCACAGGATCCTAGCTTTGATTATGATACTACAAGGAACAATTGGCTTTGGGAATATGAACCTACTGCGCCTGCACTAGATAACAGTACAGATAGACAAATCTATGATAGTGATAAGAATCCTGATGTCGGAGAACAAAACTGGGAGCATGATATAAGGGAAGATCTCGAACATATGGATGAGGAAGACAGGAGGAATTTACAGCTATGGACAGCAGGTCTTGATTGGTATAATGTCTTGGTTAAGAAAGGTGTTGGGTAATGTCTTATTTAATTGGTGGTAAAACAATTATACCTGGAACTGAAGCGGCTTTTAAGCAAGCAAAGCAACAGCTAGAGGCTAGTTCTTCAGTTCAGATGGGCCCAAAGATGCCTGGACCGTTGCCTGTTTATGGCAATATGACTACGCTTGGCCCAAAAGCACAAGAAAAGTTCGGAGCTCTTGACATAACAAGAAATGCTCCTACTTTTAATGACCCACGCTATACTTCCTCGACATTAGCGATACCAACTGATGAGCGCACCTTACATGGACTATATCGCTTTTTCGCAGAAACTGACCCAATAGTTGGCGCGGCACTTTCAATACACCGAGAGCTCCCACTGGCAGAGGTTAAACTCGGTCAGTGTGAGGATGCGGGAGTGCAGCAGCATTATGAGGAGATGTGGGATCGGATAGGCGGCGTGAAGCTTCTTGGAGATATAGTTGGGGAGTATTACGAGATTGGTAACGTGTTTCCCTTTGCTGCTTTTGATACAGATGCTTATATGTGGGAGCAGGTGGCCATTCTCAATCCGGATTTCGTTAAAGTTGAGAGTACGTGGGTTAACCAGACGCCTTTAATCAAACTCATTCCTGACGAGGCACTAAAAAAAGTTGTAACAACACACTCGCCAAAGTTTATTTTTGAGCAATTGCCGCCGGAGCTTGTAAAGTATGTGCTCTTTAATCAAGAAATACCTCTCGATCCGAATAACGTATTTCTTATTGCACATGCGAAGAGGCCGTACGAAACAAAAGGCAGATCGCTAATAAAGCGCATTCTGAAATGGTTGATGCTGGAAGACCGTTTTAACCAAGCCTACTACGCCCTTGCCACGCGCCACGCTGTACCGATTACCGTGATAAAAGTCGGAGATCCCTCTACTGGGTGGCTTCCACAAGCAGAGGAACTTGAAGAGGTAAGAAATCTCTTTAGTGCTTATGAGTTAGATCCAAATTTTTCCATTATATATCACTGGGGCATCGATGTGGAGTTTTACGGAGCCAATGGAAAAACATTTCCTGTAGGCCCTGAACTCGACAGGATCTGGAAATTAAAAATGATCGGGCTGAATGTACACGAAACACTACTTCAGGGAGGCGGCGGAGCTTATTCTCAAGCGTATGTCTCACTTGAGGTGCAAAGACAACGTTATCTCAATTTGCAGCTCAAGCTGGAGAACTTTGTTCACAATGGCTTATTTAAGCCTGTTGCTGATCTCTGCGGATTTTATCGATTACCAAAGGCTCTTTCTGGACCTGCGCACAGCTCTTCGAAATCGTACGGCGCTGTCGAAGAAAAGAGCTTAATACAGAGCGCATTAAGGCAATTTACGTCGCTTCGCGATTTTAAGGACAACGAGGAGTTTCAACGATTTATAGCTGTAAAGGTTGCTGAGCAGCGAAAAATTGATCAGCGAAAAGAGTACGTATTCCCCGAGCTAGACTGGGGAGCCCTTTCAATGGCTTATGATGAAGGGCTGAAAAACTACATTCTTAAATTGAGGAACATAGCTCCACACCTAGTCGATGACGGCACCCTTGCACGTCTTGCCAAACTTGATAGGGATACACAGATAAAGGCATATAAGGCAGATTTGGTAAGGAAAAAAGAGCTTTACACTGAGATCGCTCGGGAGGGGTTACAGCCCTTTGTAGGGGCAAAAGGTGTTGCAGGAGGAGGGGACATGGGAGAGCTCGATCTCGGAGGGCTCCCAGAGGGCCCAATTGGTGTTGGTGGTGGTCCTGCTCCTATCGGTGCAGGAGGCCCGCCGGAGACTGCAAGCGGCGAGACCTCTTCAGCTCCTGCTTCAACTCCAATGATGTCTTCCGAGGAGCGCGAGTTACATAGACAAATATTTGCTGATGATAGCTTTATAAAGCATGAAAATCTTAAGATGCTAAAAGAACGGAGGAGCAAGTAAATGCTGTATAAAGTATGTAATACGGTAACTACTATAAAACCTGTAAGGTTGTACAAAACCTCATCGGAGGAACGAGTTCGGAGGGTAATTCCTGTTAATACAGACGAGTTTCGATACCTTCGCTTCAGAGCGATTGGCTGCATGGAGTGGCCGACTTCAGGACCAAATGGTAATGCTGATGGGTTTCCCTACGAAGGCTTTGAGGACGACAGGCCTGGTTACGGCTATCGCTCTTTTATAAACAAACGCGCACATGTAGAACACAATTCACACGAGGGATATGCGGGCAGTATTGGCGATTTGCCTGATGCTTATTTGGACGCGTTTATTTTTCCTCCTGAATACAAGGGGAAGAAGTGGGCAGATCTTATAGCTCCCGAATTTAACTCGGTGAGGTCCTCTATTCTTTCAATGCCCAATCAAAGGGACGGATCCATTGAAGTGCTCATGCGAATCGATACTCGGTTGGTTGAAAGTGCGCAGTCTAGCTCACAGCTAAACTCGAAGACCAAGGCAGTTCTTAGTAGACTGATAAGAATGATTGATACAGGTCAGAAACTTGCATGTTCAATGGGAGCAAACATTGATTACTCTGTTTGCAGTGTATGTGGAAATAAAGCGAGATTTGCCAATGAGTACTGTGAACACATAGCACATAAGCGTGGGACCTATGTAATGACTCCTAGCAACCAGTTGAGAGATTTACTTACCGCCGGCACACTTCGACCTGAGTGGATCCCACATCTTGTAACATCTAAGTATGATGCAGATAATCTTATAAATGGCCAGTCAAACAAGATCGTACTTACAAAAGCCGTCGAACTTAATTTTGGGCCGCAATTTTTTGAGCTCTCCGTTGTTGCTTTTCCTGCCTTCTCACGTGCTTGGCAGCTCGAGAAGTTAGCGCGGAAGCAAACGGAAGACAGAAAAGAGTACTTAAAAAGGATTGCAAGCGAACTCGGTGATGACGACCTATTAGATCTTTACTCACTGTTGCAGGAAAGAGGATTGATTTCAACCCAATGTGCAGTTAGTTAAGTGTTGTTGTATTACGCATTATAACATTCAATCTATAAGGTGAAAGATGAAGACCGTAAAAGGTATAAAAATTGTCTCTCTACGTGACACAAGTACAGGCCTACAGATCCCCGCAAGAGTACAGAAAGTTATTGAAGCATTAGAGAAGTTTCCTGCTGATGCCGTTTATAATCCATACGATACTGCTGCAAAGATTCACAAGAGTATCGATGTAGTGAACGAGGCGGGGAAACATCCGTACGTAAAGAAGTACCACAAGGTAGTTATAAATCACAAGGCGTATTTTGGTTGTCGCGCTGCAATAGAACAATTAAAGAGAAAGTAGAGTATGCCTAAAATTTCAGAAGTCCGAGAACCCAAGTCGGTTACCGCTATAAAAAGTCTCGCTTTAAAGAACACAATAATTGAATTATTGAGGCACCAAAAGATAAACTACATCTCCGAAATCGCCAAGTCACTTGATCTGAAGGTTTCCGATGTAAAGAAAATTCTTGTCGATATAAAGCGAGAAGGCTACGTAACTGAGTTTTCGAATCATGATATAGTTGAACTTAGAACAATTTTACCGAAAGCTCCTCCACAGCGTATTGATGTGGCTAAATTGACCAGTGGAGGGCACATCAAGATAGGCGTAGTATCAGACAATCATCTTGCTTCGCAGTATGAGCGCATGGACATACTCAATGCTCTATATGATATCTTTGCTCAAGAAGGCGTAACTGAGGTTTATCAAACAGGGAATATAGTTGAAGGTGAAGCCGAGTTTAACATGTACGATTTAAAGGTCACTGGATTATCGAGGCAGACTGATTACCTGATTGACAACTTTCCCGTAAGAAAAGGCATTGTTACGAAGTTTATAACAGGAGACGATCATGAGGGCTGGTGGACGCAGAGAGAGAAAATCGATGTGGGGAGATACATTGAGAATGAAGCGATGAGGCAAGGCAGGGAGGATTTAAAATATCTCGGCTACCTTGAGGCAGATGTAGAATTTAAGACCTCGCGCGGCGCTGTGATAATGAGGCTCTTTCATCCGAGTGGAGGAGTGCCATATGCTATATCTTACCCTGTGCAGAAGATTGTTGAAAGCTATACAAATGATAAACCACACATTCTTCTTTGTGGGCATTATCATCAAGCAGGGTATTTGCATATAAGAAATGTGCATACGATCTTAACCGCAACAACAAAAGATCAGGACGTGTATTTGAGAAAGAAACATCTTGCACCACAACTAGGCGGGTGGATTCTAGAGTTTCATCTTAGTCCTGATGGTACTGTTCCAAGATTTAAGCAGGAGTTTATTAGCTTTTTTGATAGTAACTATTACAAGAGTAGGGGGTTTTACAGATGAGAACTTTTGTCACAAAATGGGAAGACGGTCAGTATTATATTGGGCAAAAACCTGTTACTAAAGAAATTTTGACCCACTTGCTCGATACTGTGAAGGTTGCAGAGAAAGAGCAATGGTTTGAGCGGCTTGATAAAGAAGGGCATAACATTATTCAAGATACTTCACTTGTAAAATTTGCAACAAGCGGCATAACGACAGATCCATATAGTTATACTACAGGTAGTGATATTGACGAAGATGCACAGGAGTTTAACGACAGATCGACAGTGTTTGATCAGGAAGATGCAACTTATATGGACAAAGGCCACGACTGGCTTTGGGGTGAACCGAATCCCCATGATTTTCCATCGACAATGGTTTACCAGCAGTTAGACGAAAAACAACCCGCAGCAAATACAGCTCGTGCTAGCAAAGAAGAAAGTTGGTATGAAAGTCTTACAAAGCGATGATGAAGTTAATTAAATTTCTATTGCTTTTCATTCTTCCCGTTTTCGCCCTTTTCATAATAATTCATAATTTACTAAAGATAACCCCAAACTCCTTCTTTCTCAGAGAATTCGACGAATTTGACATTTTTAAGTAGGTAAATACCTACCTCTTACCTTCTTTGTGTAATATAATATAGATGATTATAATAGGCGATCTTCATGGACATATCGATCTTTATCGAGAGATCAAACGGCAATTTCCCTTAGAAACTCTTGTAACTGTTGGGGATTATGTGGATTCACAAAAGACTACTCGAAATCAACAGTTAAGGCTTGTAAAAGAATTGTTGCAAGATGTAGAAAGTGGGAAAACTATTGCCCTTCTCGGCAACCATGAGTTGAGTTATTTATATCCTTCGAGTCTCCGAGCATCGGGCTATGAGCAGGATTTTGCAGATCAACTCAAACCTTATTTTTCGGAGATGCGGAGTAAGTTTGTTAAGTACCATATTCTCGAGCAGCACAAAATACTTATTACCCATGCTGGATTATCACTTGATCTTTTGTTCGGTGGGCTTACTGATTTAGACTTGTTGCAGCAGTTCCTCTCTGACGCAAGTACCGATCTCGATTCTTGCCTTTACTGGATCGGTCGAGCAAGAGGCGGAGAGCACGAAGTGGGCGGAATTTTCTGGTGTGACTATAATTATGAATTCAGTGCGATACCTGGAATAAAACAAGTATTTGGGCACACTCCGTCGAAGCGAGGTATTCTCAAGCTCGATGAAGAGAATTATTGCATCGACTGCTTGGAGTACTCGAAGAAAAAGCAAGTATTGGAAATTGATTCAGAAGGCATCATGAGTATACGTTCGCTGCAAAAGAATTTTAATAAAAGGAGCCGCTAAGATGAGTGCACCTGTTTTTGACGACATAATGATCGATGCTAATGGAACTATCACATATCGTAACGAAAATGGCTTGTTACACCGGCTCGATGGCCCAGCAGTTGGACGTGCCAACGGAGACAAGGAGTGGTGGGTAAATGGCAAAAGGCATCGTCTCGATGGACCTGCAATAGAAAGAGGAGATGGTAGCAGGGCCTGGTATAAAGATGGTGTTTTGCATCGAGAAGATGGTCCCGCAATCGAGGATTCCAAAGGAGACAAGCGTTGGTATATTAATGGGCAGCTGCACAGAGATAACGGGCCCGCGCTTGAGTATAAAGATGGAACAAAAGCTTGGTGTAAACATGGCCTTTTCCATCGTTTGGATGGACCTGCTATTGAATTTTCCGACGGCAGCAAAGAGTGGTTTGTGGAGGGTAAACATCATCGCTTGGATGGACCTGCTATTGAGAATAGAGATGGATATAAAGCATGGTGGGTGAATGGTAAGTTTGTTGGAAGTACCGGCGGAATTGGCGGATTTACAGATGAGGAGTTTGAGAAATGGAAGAAAGAAAACCTATAAAAGCTCCGCCTGGTCAGGTGCTATTTCCCTACATGGAAATCGACGACGAGGGAACAATTAAATTCTATGACGAAGAGAGGAGATTACATCGCCTGGATGGGCCTGCTATTGAATGGTTAGATGGCACCAGGATGTGGTGTGAGCATGGCCTTTTCCATCGCTTGGATGGACCGGCCATTGAATTTTCCGATGGTAGTAAAGAGTGGTTTGTAAAGGGTAATCTTATAGGTAGCTCTATGAGTGGCTTTACAGATGAAGATTTTACAAAGTGGAGGGAGAAATATGATAAGCGTGGTGACGAGATATTTCACGTATCAGATTAGTTGGTCGAAGGCAAAGGTGCGAAAGGATTTCTGGTGGAAACGCCATATAGTAAGACAGGGATCTTTTCGAGTTACTTGCAAGGTGTTCAGGCTCAGTGAACGTGATTCTAATGTATATCTTGTAACCGGATCCGCTTTTTGTGCTCCGGAAGATGATTATAGTCATTTTATAGGAGAAAGACTTTCTCTTAAGCGAGCTCTTGAGGGGCGTGTAGTATTAGGTCGTCCGTTTGCATCGAAAGAAGCTCGAACAAAGATCTGGAAAACTTTTCTTGCACACTATGGTTATTCTAATAACAAAAAACGAAAAGGAGGTTAAGAAAATGTCTTTTATTTGGAAAGCGGTTATTGCAGCTGCAATTATTTGGGTTATAGGAATGGTCTGGCTAATTTATGAAATTATACATGCGCCAGAAGGATACGAAGATGAAACTGGATTCCATGAAGGAAAGAGACCAAAGTGACAGAAGTCTCTCTTGAAGATGCGTTACGAACTGCAATCGCGACAGTTTTTTACAGCTGGGTTGTTTTGCAAGTTCTTGTAATTTTGTATGCAGTCTGGGCCACGTTGAAAGACAAAAGTAATTTACACGAAAGGGAAAGAAAATGAAAGAAAGTCAGGCAAAGGAAATAAGGATCGCCGAAATTAAGATAATAATCGGCTCTCAGGAAGTTCATTTGACCGTCGAAGAAGCAAAACGTTTACTGCAGGCTTTACAGGAGCTACTTAGTGAAAATGATGCAAAGGAAGAGCATCATTACCATTGGCATACTTCTCCTCTTCCCACATCACCGCTTTACCCCATCACTTCTCCGTGGACGCTCACGATTTAGCAGGTAATATTTGTGCTGATATTGTAGAAAAAAGTTGAATTTTTGATACCAGGTGCCTACTTATACTATGAGTATGGTAAACTGGTATACTTTATTAACTTCCAAAAAAGACACGCCGCAGAAAACTGCTTCCGCTGCACAAGATGATACAAAGCAGTGGGAAATTGACAAAAGGGGGAATTTTTCACTTATCGGATTTGAATGCACCAAGTATGCCGGTGTAAAGATAAAGGATGGGGAGGACCAAGATCTCGAGACTTACACTGTTTTGAAACAGGGGAGAGATTGGCGGTCACTCATTAGTCAGAGTGTTTGGCAATCAAAATTAGAAGAATTTAACAAAACATTAGGAAAGGCCTAAAATGCAGAATACGAAAGAAGCTTTGGCTGCAATGATAGCCGACTTAAAAATCGCGAAAGCAAAAGTACAAGACCTTAAGCAAGGCTTGAAAGATTACGAGCCAGAAAATTATGATTTTGAAGCAGAAGCCGAAGAGCCTGCTGAAGGTGAGGAAGTAGAAGAGAGTGAAGAAGTAGAGGAGAAGCCGGAAAAGCCGAAAATTGAGACAAAAGAAGATGCAAAGAAAGTACTCGAAGAGGCAAAGAAGGACGTCGAAGATGTAGAGGAAGCGCTTGATGGCATTCTCGGAGAAGCAGAAGAGGAAGAGAAAGTTGCCTCTTTTAAGCGCGCGTCCTCACAAAGCAATCAGGACAGACTTGCAACTTTAGCAAATCAAGCAAAGAATGCCATTGCAGATGCAAAGGATTGTGTATCGCATTGGTCGTTCCTTATGAAGCATAAGATTGGAAAATCAGCTGCGTCGTCAATTGCCTCTGGATCTGATATCAGGAAAGCAGAAGAGACATTGAAAGAAGCGGTTGGATTTGTCCAACGTGCGAAGAATTTCCTTGGGTTGGGAAAACAGTCGACAGCAGTTCCACCAGACCGCTCCGAATTTACAGGAGACAAATGGCCAGGTGGAAAGAATCCTGCAGAAGTAGAACTTCGGCATTGGCAAGCAGGTGCATCTGAATTCAAGCGTGTTAACAAGAAGTATAACGAGATGCCAAATCCTGCGACAGATGAGCGCTATACAGATGAAGGCAATCCTGACAATCCGAAGCCGTATGTTAATGCAACTTTGTATGTCGATCAGGCAAACAAATTCGCTTCTTATTGGGACGTAGTTGATACAAAGAGTGGCAAAGGTATGCGTGTTAGTTACGCTGACCTCCCAGATGAAATTGGACCAAAGAATGCGAGTACTTTTGGGCAGTTCACTTCCAAGACATATGGTGCGGCTATCATAGATAACGTGATGGCACGCGGAATAGAAGATACTGCCTCTGAGCTCAATGCTCGTCCACTGACTGGTCGCATGGTAACAGCAGCAAAGAAAGAGCATGTTACTGATTATGGAAACATTACATCTTATTATGCTGATGCGTATGGTGATCGTGCTTACGCTCGTAAGCTCACCGCTACAAAGGGCGGAGCTTATGAAGGAATGGAAGTAAATTACAAGCCCGAACACGATGACGTCTCCTCAACAAACAAGAGCGAGGAATTCGGCAAAGCAAAAGATGGACCAGGAAAGTTAGGCTCGAAGGAGGAAGAGGGAGTAGATGAAAGAGGCCCCTATAAACTTGATCCCGAAGGAAGGAAGTGGCGCGGTGGTCTCTGGACTGTCTATCCCGATAGGGGAGACGGAGTAGATGAAAAAGGCCCCTATAAACTTGATCCCGAAGGAAAGAAATGGCGAGGTGGTCTCTGGACTGTCTATCCTGACCGAGAAGAGGAGGAATCAGGAAAGTTAAGCTCGTATAAATTAGATGACGATGATGATGCTGAAGATGGCTTCGAAGAAGAGATTGATGAAAAGGAGCCGACTGGTGAAACAAAGAAAGAAATTATCCGAGCAAAGGCTCGTCGAGCAGTAGACCTTGCTCTTAAATTCGCTGCTGTCGGTCAGATAGAGTTTAACAAGCAAGCCGTTTATAATAAGGCAAAAGAACTTCTGAAATTGACAAGTGCAGACTTCTTAGCAACGGAGAGAGTGCTCGATGGCTTCCCCATTGTAAATGAGGCTGCTCTTAAGACCTCTCACATACCTGATGTAGAAAGCGGTATTGTTGGAAATAGGAAAGAGGGAGTTTCTGAACCTAAAGCAACCGTAAAGACAGAAGATGTTAATTCCGGAGTCGAAAGGGATGCAAAGATTAGCTCTCAGAAAGTAGCTTCCGTTGTTCCTCAATTGACCACATCCGGCAGTGAGGGGATGCGTCCAGCGTTACAAATAACAACGTTACAAGAAAAGCTACAGAGAGCTGGTATAAGCGGTGCAAAACTCCGATTACCAGTTTACAAGCAGCGCTGAGGTTCAGAAGTGAATAAATGTATTAATAACAAGTTTAGTTTAATTCAAAGGAGAAAGAACAAATGAGTCACGTCAACCTTATCAGGGTCAATGTTACTGATTCCGGAACGCCGTCTCCAGCACAGAGCGCTTCTGGTTGGAAAGGTGGAGCTCCTATGTGTTTTGACTCGACAGGCAACTACATTCAGTTAGCCACTGGTCAGAATACAATGTTTGTCGTTGTAGAAGATTCCACTTATACAACTTCGGCTCTTTTCAATAATCCGCCTTCTGGCAAGCTGGTAACAACCGTTTACGGTGGTGGAACAGTAATTGAAATTGATCATGCCGCTGAAGTTGCAGCCGGCGACGCTTCGCGTGTGTATGATGCTTCAGTTGCCTCTGCCTCGCCCAATGCTGACATTTATGTTAGTGCGAGCGGGCTTTACACTACGGCTTCTGGATCAAGTACTATGCCGCTGTTCAAGCTTACGAAGGTTCCGTCTGCAAGCAACAATTACACAATCGGTTTGAAGTTCATTAATGTCTAACCGAATTAAAGTTTAACTAAAGGAGAAAGAAGAAATGAGTAAACCTGGAAATGGTTTCGCAATAAGCAAGGAAGCCGATTCGGTCCCCGTTAACGATGCTTACCAGATGTATGGCAATGCTTTCGGTAACGATGAAACTTTCCGGGCGTTGACAACAGAAGCCGGTCGTCAAGCACTTGGTGCACAGATGGCGGTACCTATTCGTCAAATGCTCGATTATGTCGGCACAAGTCGAAAATTCTTTGAGATTGATGTCCTTGCTCAAGGTCAAATTGCACGCTACGATAAGGATATTAATGTCAATGCCTACGTTGTAGCTGAATTAGGAACTGCACAGAGCTGGTTTATCCATGCTGATTATGTTGAGCCTCCTACTTGGGAAGTTTTTGCACCAGCAGAAATCCGCTTGAAAGAGATTCAAGAGCGTAGGTTCAATATTCTTGATCGTACTCAGGAATGGATCAGAATTGCAACTCAGATTCAAGAGGATACGCAATTCTTAACTCTTCTGAATACGACAGCTTCTGGCAACGTGTCAGTGAATCCTGCGCAGACTAGCACTGGCGGTGTTAGTAAGAGCTTCTTGAACTATCTCACAGCAACCGTGATGAACCACGATCTTCCGTGCTACGGTATTCTTATGCACTTCAACGGATTTAAAGATCTGCGTGGCTGGGGAACTTCAGAAGTCGATCCCGTCACAATGCGTGAGATCATGGAAACTGGTTTATACGGGCAGATCTGGGGCATAGACATAATTGTTTCTCGTCTGGTAGGAACAGGAACTGCTTATGCAATGTCAGAGCCAAGGTTCTTTGGTGTTCTGCCTATCAGAACAGAGTTCATGGTTATGCCTGATGATAACCCAAGAAGGGCTACCATCGGGTATGTCGGGTATGAGCAGATCGGGCAGGCCATTGTTAATGCAAACGGCCTTGCATCCGGATCGTTTTCCGGCGTCGTGTCCTAATTAGTTAGCGACCCCACTTTGCGGTAGTAATGGCAGGTCCAGGCAACGGATAGAACTGGGCCTGCCTTTTGTTTTAAAGCAGCTTCATTAGTATTACAGCCACAGTAAATGCTGGTAGGCGACTTAGCACGTCCTCAATACTCCATCCGTTAGGATCAACAAACCTTTCGTATAATATGCTTATGAGGTTAAATATTATGAATGTGAGAAGCACCGAGTTGTGTAAAAGGAGCATGAATACGATTCCTCCTACAAATCCTGCCAGCGACTCGTTAGCCCAACTATTTTCAACGAGAAACTTCGGTTCTATTGAATAGACCCACAACATGAATTTCCTCAACAATTTCATTGCACAACCTCCTCCCTTTTTGTTAAATTTGCTGCTCGCGTAAAGAACTCTTTGATCGTTTTGAAATTCAGTTCGTACTCATCCTGCCAAGGGGTTGTGAAGTCCTTACCGAGCAGTGAGACTTGCCCTTCATAGTCAATAGTAATTGACCCGATAAAGCTTGAAAATTTGTCGAAGAATATCAGGTCTATGCTATTGTCTTTCAACTCGAGCTCTACGCGCCCCCGTTTATGATTGAAGTCTTGATATGAATTGTGATGCATTTCTACCTCCTTATTGATTTGTTAAATTTTCTCTCTTCCACTGCTCGAAATCTTTGTCAGTGAATCCTTCTAAGGACCTGCCTACAAGTTCACCATTCACCCACCATTCTTTAGCACCGTTACGCCGTATAACGGCAGGCCCATCTAAGCGATGCCGCTTACCATTTACATACCACCATTTATTACCATTCCAACTCTCAATAGCGGGGCCGTCCAATCTATGCAATTTACCTTCTACCCACCATTCTTTAGAGCCGCTCGCATATTCAGCGGCTGGACCATCTAATCTGTGTAACTTACCTTTTTGATACCACTCCTTAGTGCCGCTTGCATATTCAATGGCTGGTCCATCGAGACGGTGGAGTTTGCCTTTTTGATACCATTCTTTAGTGCCAGTTGCATACTCGACGGCTGGTCCGTCAAGTCGATGCCTTTTACCGTTTACCCACCATTCCTTATCGCCGTTCCACCATTCAATGGCGGGGCCGTCTAAACGGTGACGGTTGCCTTCTACAAACCACTCCTTAGTAC